TTAGCGGCAATTGCGTCCATTGCCTCTTCACTAATTAAACTTAAATCTTCCAAAGACTGGTTATTTAAGATTAGGTCTTGCTTGGTAGTATAATCCTTCAAAATTGATACTAGAGGATTTATTAAGAGGTCAGAAACTACACTTCCAGGTCTTACATCAATCTCTGGATTAAGTTGTTTAATTCGTTCTCTTACATAGTTTACAATTTCAACAGCCATAAATTTCCTTAGATAGTCACTGTGAGTGTTGTTTTATTTTCTAGATTAACTTTAATTGATAAAACCCAGCCCCACGCTGCCTCATCAAAATACACATCAACAAGTTCTAATGAACTTAATTTTTGCGCGGCTGGAAGGTTTGGTATAATTGCTTGTTCTCTTAGAAGCTCGTCTTCAATGTCTTTAAGAAAGATCGGAAATAAAGCAGCAATTCGTGTTTTGTTCTCATTATCTACAAATCTGAATAGCTCAGGAATGTTAGTACCGATAGTAGGATTTAAAGAGTCAGTTCCTTCTAAAGTTAATATACGCTTAACTATACGCTGAATCAAGTTAAAACTAGAACTAGTTTTAGTTACTCCAGTTGGAAAAGATACGGACAGTCTTCCATCTTCGTCAAGATTGATTATTTGAATATCTTTAGTCATAAGTCCTACGCTAAGATTCGAGTTAATTGTTTTTGAATATCAACAACATAAGCTAATTGAGTATTAGTTGTGTTTGCAATGCGTTCACGATCTTCTTTAAGCTTTTTAACAAAGTCGCCTAATAAACTATCGAATGAACTTGAAATGAAGTTTTTAAACATAGAGAAGGAAGGATCACACAAACCGGGGATCATATTACCCTCTGCTAATAGTGTCACAATACTTCCTAAATTTCCGTTTCTAAAGCTATCAAGTAGCTGATTAAACACATTCATATCATCAAGACCACCAATGAAGTTATTAAACTCACTAACGATTAAATCGTATGCGGGCAATGCCTCAATTCCTGAGATAATACAATTACACATGTTAATAACGTGCGAGTCAATACCCATTTGCTCACTCATCAAAAAGTCCATTTCCTTGAGTTCAGCTATTTTGTATGACACCTGACCAGCAAAAATTGCAGGTATAGCACCAACAACAGCATTCTTTCCAAGAGTAATCGCGCGATTAACAGGCTGGTCAGTTAAGGTGAATTGGCCATTAGGCGCAAAAGGACTGCTAGGCATTTCACCATTTAAGTACCCGGCTAAGTTAGTCATACAACTTTCAACATTTTCTGGAACAACAGTACTAATAAATTCTTGACTAAATAAATCAGGATTTAGCCAACTGGAGTCACCTGACAGTGGGTTTTGATATAAACTATCCAATACACTTTTTTGCTGTGCAAGCCGTTTTACCCATGCCACACGTTCAGACATGCTGGGATTATTGATAGCAACTAGCCGATTATTTGATACTTGTAAGTATGTACCAACTTCGTTTTCAATCTCTTTAAGTTCATTTAATACAGGCACTAACATCTGAAGAGCTTTTGCGGCAACTTGATCAATTGTAGATAAGTTACGATTATGAGTTGTTACATACTTTTCATACTCAGCTACTTTTTGTGTTAGTGCAAGAACTGTATTCGCCTTTACACCTTGTATAAACTCAGATAAAATTCCTCCAAAAGCTTGTTGAGCTGCTTCATCTAAGAATGAGCCTACATCATCAAAGGTTCCTCCACTAGTTGAGCTGAGGTCTTTAAATTTAGCAAGCTCACGTTCAGCCGCCCAATAGGATACAGGCAAACGGTGTGCTAACGCTTCAAGTGAACTTAATAAAGCATCGCCCATCATGTACAATTTTGCACCAGAACTCAATGAGTCAATGTTAGACGAGAATTCAGCTAGAGCTCCCATAATGCCGTGCTCAGCAATTTCTTGCTCAGCAGTACTAATAGCTTCAGTATAGTTAATTTTTAATTGATCAATTGTACCATTAAAATCAGAGATAAAATCGCTTACACCTATGTCTCCTCCAAAGTGATCATGAATTTCATCTATTGTGTCACCATAAAGAATATGGATAGCTTGTTCAACTTGATCAGAGGCTCGCCCTAAATATGTTGGACTAAAGTGACCAACAACTGTGTCTTCAGTTATACGGTCTGGGTCGATCCTAAACGAACGGCCAATATCACCGCGCGCTCTACGAATATGTTTCCAAGCTGTTACTAGCGATTGGTCTCCGCCTGCAATATGCACATCATTTTGAAGATTCTCAAGCAATTGAAGCGCATTAATAACAGTTAAAAGATCGGGCTTTAATTCTATAATTGCCTGCCGACGTTTTTCTATATAGTATAAAAGTTTACTAGCAAGATTATGAAGAACAATAAGTTGCGCTCCGCCTGCAAGACTTATGAATAAAGCAAAAAGTTGTAAAAGTACGGGAGCTACAATTGCTTCATTTAATGTAACCCACGCCCCACCAATAGTCAGTGAGTTAATAAGTATAGCTGAATCAATTCCAATAATATCCGCGACTAAAATAGCAATTAATATTAACGAGTTTGTAGAAAATACAGACACTGATTTAACTTTATCCATCCACTCAACACTTATTTCTTTATAACGTTTTGCTAAAAGTTCCGCTAACTGAGCAGAAAATTCAGTTATACCACTAATAACAGCAGCTATTTGTGTAGGATCAATTAATAAATTAGTAAGAGGGCCAAAAACCAGCATTGGGTCTAAACCTAAAGACTTGCCAATAATAGTTAACTCATCAATAACCTCTAGTAATTCTGAAACTTGGCTAATTTCTGTAGGTGTAAATCCTTCAACTCCTTTAAGATCAAGGAGAGTTGTAATTAAACACCCTGTCTTTAAACTCATACCTGAGTAACCTCTCTTAATTCTTGCCCAAGTTTTTTCTTACGCTTGGATAATTGTTGTGGGGACATGCCTAACCGGACCGCAATGTCTTTATCTTTCAATTTTGGCATTCCCGCCAGTCCAAACGAATACTCCATTATTTTCTTGTCAACGGGATCAACATCATAGTAGACAAACTCTATTGCCTGCTTTACTTTAAATTGTTCAGGCGAGTAAGGATTTGACATAAACTCAAAGAACCGTCCCATTTCTTCATCGTCACCTGATCCAGCATCAATAGACAAGTCACTGCGTAGCTCAAGTTGAAGCTTTTCAACTTCCGCTACAGGCCATGTCATTGCATCAGCTAATTCAAGTGTTGTGGGCTCCCTGCCTTTTTCAGATTCAAGATTATCATAAATTGTATGATATCTACCAATCTGTCTTGCACGCGGCTCAGGGATATGTCCCACATTTTGATAGTTAATAACAAAACGCTGTAATTTTTTAAGGTAATTAATTACGTGCGTATTTAATTGGGACAATCTAGGATCATAAGTATCGAATGCTTTATAAATAAGTTTCTTAGCTTCCAATTCAATAGAAGCCTTTGGTAAAGACACACCAGCATACTTTCCAACCTGTTGATTGATGATGGGTGCCATTGATTTCATTAACTCTTGCCCTGATTTTAGATCGTTTTGATAACGATACTTGTTCCACAGTAAGAGTTCTTGTTCCTGTCGTGAACTTAAAGCCATTATACTTTACTTCCTGACATGAGTTTTTGTTTTTGTGTAAATATAAATTTATAGAATCTGACTAAATCAGCCCAAGGATAATCGTTATACCACTCTTGATCGTCAACGCCAGCTTTTATGTCATCGATTTGATTATTTAATTCAGTAAAATATGCTGTGTAATCCGTGATAATTCCTGTATTAATTAATTTAGTTTTAGTAACGCTGTCTTCATTTTTATTGTAGGACTCTAGTTTTTCTTTTAGTGGGTCCACAAAATCAGCTTTAACTTTTTCTTTTAATTCTTTAAGATTCCCGGCAGTGAGAACTTGTCGATTTGCCATAATAATATCTACATCTACCATAACACCATACATAAGAGTGAGTAATTCACTGGCTGAAGTAATCAACTCAGAGGCTGTTTTTCCTAGCTTGGCTAAGTAACTTTCAACTTTACTGTGATACTCAAGATCGTCATTGGTAATAACAGAACTTGCTGTAAGTACGTGATCTGTAACAATCCAAGACATTCCAAACTCTATAGTTTTTTCTCTATTAGCAGATTTACGATAAGTAAAGTTTAAGGGATACCCCCAAATCGTGTGGTTCATCACTTTCATGACTGCAATACGATCATTATCTACTAAGTTGGTTCCTCGTAATTGTTTGTTATAGAGATCTAGTAAAGCTGTACCATGGAACAACTTACCTTGTTCGTCCTGTGATGCATAATCAACCGCTACACCAGAGAAAGAATAAATTTTAACAGACTCGCCAAAAAGAAATACTGACGAAGCTCCAAATGTATTACTAATCTGAGCACGTTCTTTAGAGGCTATCTCCATTGTTTGCAGGTAAAATTTATTGGTCATATGATAAAGAAAAGGACCGCCAACATGTTTAACAAATATAAACGCACCAACATTTCCTAACTCTTTAATTTCTTCTGCTAGTCCTGTAGGCTGAGCTTTTTCATGTCTGCTTGGTTCTAAGACAGCCCCTAAAATATTTCCTGCAGCGGCGTCTGGAGTTTGTAAGCCTAAGTATTCGTCAAATACTTGTGTAGCGGAATCAAACCCTTGTGTTACCAGTCCTGTGACTTGGTCTGAAATTGTTGACATTATTTACCTCGTTACAATAACGGAATTTTTCTTAATTGTGGAATCTTCTAAGTATGCTCTAAAAGCTTCAATAACATGGTCAGCGCGCTTTTTAGAGAAAGGGCGATCAGTTACGGCGCCATACGGGATAGTTTTATCTTGTGGTGGGTCTGCTTTAACTATTGCTTCAGCAGCTGCGACTGTATATTCAACATCAGTATCCACATAATCTTTTGAATACTGAGGTACGTATGAAGTAGTACCATCAGTGTCTGTTGTTACTTCAACACCTAAAAACTTAAAATACTCGTCTCTAGATGTAAGTTGTCGGTGATTGTGTGTTTTAATATACTGCGGCTTATTTTTTATTGAGTTAAAGTCTGTTTTAAGAACTCTAATTGCTTGGATAGTAGCAGACAAAGCTTTAACAGAGTCTAGTTTATCATCGACTTCGACTGCAAATCCAAGACTTCCAGTATTAGGGTCTCGAGCAAAGGTCATTAACGAACAATCATAAAATTCAGTCTTTTCACTAACAGAGGGAGAGATATTCTTATTATACTCAGTTCCAGTGGTTGGGTCTTTTAATGGGGTAGGTTTTTTGGTAGCTTTTTTATAAGGTGTCCAATTATACCACTGAGAGTCAGCACCAAATAACTGTGCTTTAACAGCTGAAGGAATATCAGCTAACTTACCTTTTTGAACATAAGGGTATAGTTCAATTCCAATATTATCGTAGTTGTAGAAATTCTCATCATACCACATCGGTAGTTTTGGAAATACATCATTAGTTAAATTATATAGTGGATAACTATTTGATTCGCCGTCAATTAAGGCGGTGAAGTCTGTGTCATCCCAGACAAATCTTGTAGATGAGAATGTTAACGTTGATGTCGCCCGACCTTCCGAGTTAATACTAATGTTTTGACCAGACAGTAGACCAACAATCGAGGGCGATCCATCGTAGTCAAAGATTAAACCAGGAAACCCTACAATACGATACGGGTTATAATCAGTTTCCGCTGTGCATGTTCGTGCTTGATAACGACGCTTTAAGAATTCGGCATCAGTATAACGAATAAGCATTGTATCTACAGTTTCACGAAGTTCTTTTTTCTCATCTTCTGTAAGCTCGGGTTTACCATCTATACCTAATTTTTTCTTAGCTCTACCAATCATATAAAGCTCAGAGAAAGTGGGTATGTTAATGTTCCCACCATGCAGCCGTCCACGATAAGTTTCTTCAGGAGTAAATCCTAACAGAGGTTTTGGAGGCTTGCTACTATCTTTGCCAAGTGCAAGTCCTGGGGACATATAAACTGGCAATAGAGTACTTGCTGCCATACCACTCTCACTACCTTCTGCAAGTGTTACTCGGTCTAAATTAGATACGAGAGCAGTAGGCTCTGCATCAAAATTACGAGATGTACTCACAGAATGCAGCTCGGTCGGAAATACAATATTAGATTTAATAGGAACTGCATACGAAAGGTCAGGCACAAAATACCCACGCATCGGAACTTTTTTACCTGCTGTGTCTGGCGAGTTGCTGAGTGTGTATGCCGCAGGAAATGTTAACGACATATTATAGTATCCACCAAATAACATTAATAAGTCATAAAAATTTAAAACATTAGTGCCACGAATCATCTGTTTGATAACTTGGGAATTAGTCGTCTCTATCTTGGTGGCAATTAAGCCTGCTTGGCTAGGAAAGCCAAAGAATGTATTAGAAATGTCTAGAGCTTGATCCATAAGACCGTAGTAAAAGCTTTGCTTTTTAAAGTTCTTTAAAAGCTCTCTAAAGATTGTATGTGTATTACCTTCTACTTCAGGCTCTAGGTTATAGGCTTTTATAGCATTAATGAAGAACTGATGAATACCTAAGATGTTTGAATGTTCCATCTTCTCAGTATTTTCTGAAGCTTCTACACTATCAGTGCCGGGTGGATTCATCTCGGATGTCTTAAGTAAGTAGGCGCCTGCAAATTGTGAAGTATACTGAGGAAGATAGTCCACAGCAAACTTTTGTATTTGCTTCCACCTGTTAATTAAAGATTTCGCATGTATTGCTGCTTGACGAGAATCTGCAGTTTTAATATAGTTAATACCTGCTGCTTCACCTTCAAACATTAAAAAACTTTCTACAGGCTCGTTAGGTATCTTTCTCTCACCAAAAACCTGTACAAGGGTTCCAGGCAATACTTTTAAAGCGCCTGATTGTGGAGGAAATGTAACCGTACATGTTGGTGGTTGATTAACTTGTTCGTTAATCGAAACTGTATTAAAAGGTACTTCAATACCTTCTAAGTACAGCGAACAATTAATACTAGTTAAATTTGTTGGGGGCATTTTATTACTTTAAAAGTTTGGTTTGAATTTCATTAAAAATATCAGCTAATTGGTGAGGATCAATTCTAATTACATTGCTTGAGTCCTCTAACGATTCTTTCATTAATTCACCTTGAACTCTAGTTAAAGAGTCATCTGACTTCATCATTTTTTCTGCTCTTCGATGCTGTTCTATTTTTTTATCAGATACAAAATCTTCATATGTAAAATCAGCATCTAGTGGTTCAGCGCCAGTTTTTAAACCAGCTTTAACAGCCAATTTAAAAGCAAACGCTTTGCCTTTATCTAATAATCCTGGTGTAGCAGCTTCCGCTTGTGCTACACTTTTTTCAGTGTCTTCTAATTCAATGTAGGTATTAGCAACATCTTCTAAAGTTTTATCAGCGGAGCCCCACTGGAATGGTGATTCTTCTGCTAAACGTGAGTTAATGCTGTTTAAATTTTTAGCTAACTCGGCAATACGATTTGTTGATGCGCCAGATCTAACTGCCTCATCGAATTCTTTTTTAACCATGTCTCGGTCACTTAGTACTTGAATTAAATGTTTGTCTTTAACAATTTTACCAAGTCGTTCTTTTTGACTTTTCATTAATTCTTTGTCATCTGATAAATCTCTTCTAGCAATAAGCTCGTTTCGGGACTCTTCGAGTATTTGAAATTGCTCTGGATGAAACTCTTTTAAACCTGCTAAAAGTTTAGACTCTTTTGTTTGAAGTTCTTTTTCTGCCTCTTTACTAATTGGGCCTTCTACATCCATAAACGTGTAAACTGATTTTCGTCCTGTCAACGTGTCTATTTGCTCCATATTTTCTTCAAAAGTACTGTCTTTTGAAAATGAAATGAATCCTTTGGCTTGATTAACTGTATCGAGAGACAGTTCGTTAACTTTAACTTCTTCAGCTTGCTGCTCCATACGATCAAAAGATTCAATTTTTGAAATTAACCTCTTAGCATCATCTCCACTATATATTTTAGTATCGTAAGGCGTTAAAGCCCTTCCTAAAACAGGGTTAGTGGTTATTATTGGTGCTGGTCCTGGCCAAACCTGGATCCCTAGTTTTTCAAAAGTAGAGCGACCCCGGCGTTGCTCTACAATCATGTCGCCCCCATCTAAAAAATCAGCTCCTAATAAACCCCTTAAGTTAGATACTCTTTGCTCAATTTCTTCGCGCTCAGCCCTTGTGCGACCAACGTTTTCGCCTGTTAAAAAACTTAATGAAGCATCTCTGTTTGTTTGATCAGCATAAATTTCACTCTCTTCTCGGCTTGTTAATCCTTGTGAAAAACTCTCCCAATTTCTTTGATTTATTCCTAATTCTCGAGTTACAAAGTTACTAGCGCCTCTATAAATTGCATTAGCGGGGTCAGTAAATGCGCCTGTAAAATTATCTTTTATTTCACCCATTCGTGCTTTAAAGCGCTGACCAATCGTTGGCTCTTCCATTGCTTCTTGACTTTTACCTTGGAAATATCCAGTCATTTCTTTTTCAGCAATAATTTGTGGGTCAGTTCTAAATAATGCAACATTTGCAGCTGCAGTATTTCTGTCCCAACCATAGCGCTGCATTAATGTACCTGCAAGTTGTGCATCTGTAACTCCTTCTCCCATTGATTGCTCATTAAGCACCTCTAGCACTGGATTAATTTGATTAACAAGCATTTCTCGTGTGCTGAACTCGGCCGCATCAGAAGGGGCAGTAAACATTCGACCCATATATTCTAAAGGCGTCATTCCATAGTTTGCGTCCATAATTCCAAACGCTGTTGGATCAGCACCTGCTTGCATAGCTTTTAAAGTTCTAATTCCAAGCGGGCTTTGGTAAAACTCCATTGTAGTTGCCATCATTTGCTGTGCTGCAGCTCCAGGTCCTCCAAGAGCAGCTACAGAAATTTCACCCATAGGTGTGGATCTCATAGCTTCTGCTTCTATACGCGAACGCATCATTAGATCAAACCCTGTTCCTGGAGCAACTCCAGCTGTAGTAAATAGCTGTTTAGCGCCTTCCATTGCAAACGACATTAACTCATTTGGGTCTCGTCTAAATGTTTTTCCAAGACCACCAACAGAAAAAGCCAGTTCTCCAGCATCACCTAAATCTGATACACCAAATTGCTGAACCTCTCTCATTACTTCTACAGCTTCTTGTCGAGTAATTCGTAACGCGTGCATTACTTCCTTTACATTACTCATTAAATCTCGAGAAGTTTTTAGAAACTGATCTACGTCTTGTGTTTTTTCAAATCCGCCTAAGTTAGCAAAATCTAGAATGGTGCCTTGAATTTCATCTTGATCTATTCCCTTAAGCCTTAAATCAGGAGATCGTTCAAGTTCTTGGAGCCCGCCGGCAGCCGTTAAAGACTCATGCCAATCAAATTCCCCACTCTTAAATGAACGTGACATTCCACGAATTGTTAGAGCAAGCTCATCTCGCTGCTTCTCACGCCCTGCCCCATAATGTAAATAAGCTCCTGTTGCAAAACCTAGGGGTCCACTTAATCCCATAACTGCTGTAGAAACACCAATTTCCGCAGCTCCTGCACTTAAACTTCCTACACGATCTGGCCTAAATAAAGCAGCCCGAGCCTCATGTTGATACTCTCTTATAGACAACGGCATCTGTGAGTCCCAGTCAAAACCAATCGCAGAATTTCTAGCAGTTCCAAAGAATCCTTGATTGTTGATATTATGTAGAATTTGGTTATAAGCATTGGGAGCGCCACTAGGATACCGGCTTATTGGTATCGATGGGACTGTCCTCATTAACTCACCTATATCTTGACTAGCCCGCTGCGCTGCTAATCGCGCACCCTCTGAAAATTGAGAGAGTTGATCTTTAACAGCGCCTAGCTGTGACGTATCAATTTGACTAAATGCTTCTCCTAATCTATTAACAAGATTGTTCTGTTGGAGTGTTGCCTCAAAAGCCAGAGGTTCTGTAGGAGTTGTAAAGTTAGAAATAGGCGAAGCCAGTGAAGTATTAATACGATCTCTAACATCTGCTAGTTTTCTAGCTAGATCAGTATCATCTATTTCAATTTTATATTTAACTGTCTCTTCTGGCATCCTTCTTCACCTTTTTCGTGAAAGTTTCAACATTACTAGAGAGGTCCTTTTTAACAGGGTCTCCCTTTTTAATCGTTAGAGGTGTCCCGAATAAACCGCGCATAGCCTCCATATCCTCAGCCAGTTGCTTCGATTTAAGAGTCTTCTTCGGTTTAAGCTGTATTAAGTTGTTGTATTTTTCCATTAAGGTATTGAAATCCCCAACTGCACCCTGATCCGTATTTTTAAGTAAAATCGCTTTGACTAGGAGCAGAAATCTCATCTCTTCAATTGCATCTTGTCGGGATAAATACTGCATAGATACCGACTCTTGAAGGCTCTGGGGAGCTCCTATATCAAGGTTATTTATTCTTGCTCGGAGTCGGTAGAGGCTGGTTCTGTCTCGAAAAACGTGTTTTCGATTTCTTCGCCTGTAAGAGCTTTTGCTAGAGCAGTCTCAAAGGCTTGCTGTTGTTTAATCATATGGTCAATAACAGCTCCCGGAAGTTGCCCTAGTAACTCTCGGGCTTCCTCAACATCTTTAACTTCTTTACCGTTATAAGATGTAAGTACATGACTTAAAATAGACAAAGAGAACCCATGCAAAACTGCAGCGGGCCCGTCTTTAGATGAGGACATTTCTTTTTCAATGGCTAACTGGCTTTCACTAGTTAAGTTGGTAATCTTAGCATCTATCTTATCTTTAATAATTTCAATCTCATGTTGGCAGGATCCCTGTAAAACAAAATCTTCTACCATTTGTGACGGACTAAATTCTTTTTCTGGCATTATATCTTTCGGTTAGTATGTGTAATTTGTTGGTTCTATTTAATATAAGTATATCAAATACCCAGGTCAATAACAATTTAATTTTTGGTATAAGAAAGAAGAGTAAATATCCTTGAGTTTTTAGCACAATCATTTATATTAAACACTATGAGCAAACCAACAATCACACTAGACAGTAAAGCTACGATTACGGGGTTGACAAAAGAGCAATCTAATGCAATTATGACAGACCTTACAATCGCAAATCCAGCCTTCTCTAAAGCCCAGAATATAGGAGTAACTCCTTTTGGTATACCTAGAGATTTCAAATATTACATGAAGAATGAGAAAAGCCTACAAGTTCCAATTGGGTACATAGCTAATATTCATAAACACATCAACTCAAAAAATACAGATATCATAGATAATCGAAAAACATATAGAAATGAAAAATACTTTAATAAACATAAACTCAAGGAACACTTACAATTAAGAGATTATCAAACTGAAATTGTTACAACGTGTTTAAATAAAACCATTGGAATTGTAGAAGCCATGACAGGTTCTGGCAAGAGCCTAGCGTACATTGATCTTATTCTAAAAAGAAAAGAACCAACATTAATTTTAGTACACACTATTGAATTAGCTAATCAAACAATACAAAATCTAGTAAACCACACTACTATTACTAAAGACGAAATAGGTTTTATTGGTGCAGGTAAATTTTATTTAAAAAATATAAGTGTTGGACTGTTACAGACAGTTACGCGGCTAACCGATGATAAGTTACAAAAAATAAACAATATGTTTGGGCAAATAATTTGCGATGAGGTACAATTAAGCTATTGACAAACTCCATATTAGTACGTACACTAAAAAGTATGAAGAACCAAATTCTTACTTTATACAAAAAAGGATATTCCGCGTACCAGATTATGGAAGAATTAAACATTTCGTCTAAAAGAGAAGTTTATAAAACTTTACATGAACACGGAATTGTTAGAGATTATGATCACTGTCATACACCAATTGACAGAAAAAAAGATTTTTTTGCTGACATAGACACAGAAGAAAAAGCTTATTGGCTTGGATTTCTTTACGCAGACGGTTGTGTGCATTCACACAATCTAGGCATTAGCTTAGCTTTACATACAAAAGACATAGAACACTTAAGTAAGCTTAAACAGGCATTAAATCTTAAAAACAAAATACAGAATGTTAAAGGTCATAATACAAAACGATTAGAATTTACTGACAAACAAATGCACACAGACCTAATAAAACAAGGATGTATACCTAAAAAATCTTTGATTTTAAAACCACCTGAAAATGTTCCAGATCATTTAATAAGACATTTTATTAGAGGGTTGTTTGATGGTGATGGGTCAATTTATATAAGAAAAACAGTGTGTAGAGCTGGTTTTAGTATAGTAGGAAGCAAACCAATCATAACTTGGACTAAGGATGTATTGCGTCTTCCAAATAAAATTAGTGAAATAAAGTATAGTAAAACCTTAGATCAAATAACATGTTTTCGTATTTCAACTTCAGATAATAAAAAAATTAAAGAATTATATAAATATTTATATAATGATACCTCTGTTTGTTTGGAACGAAAAAAAGAAATGTTTAAAAAAGCATGTGCCGTTTTTGATTGAAAAATCAGAAATTATAATTGGGCAAAAACGGAGAAGGCTGATTAAATGAGCTAATTCCGTGCTAACTAATTAGATAGCGTAAGGCTAATTAGCAGTGTAGAGCGTAGTAGATGAATAAATATAATTCTACCAAGAGTGTCCGATACCTAAGTACTTACCAGTATAAGGTAAAAAAGTACGCCGAACTTATAAGCTAATTATAAGAACTAAAGAATAAAAAGTCTTTAGGATAACAAATTGACATATTGTCGCAGCACAAACATATTATAGAGCGCTAACAAAACTAACCGCAAAGTATAAATTTGGTTTTAGTGCTACCCCCAGAAGAGAAGACGGATTAACTGAGGTTATATTTTTAGCCACTGGTCCTAAAATCCATACAGTAGAAAAAAAGAAATTAGAGAATGTTCTTATAACTCCTACTTTTGAAGAAATAAAAACAGACTATTATTTTCCGCTTTTCAGTACTACTGAATATCAGGAAATGCTGAATGATTTATCACAAAATCATGCCAGAAACGAGCTGATCCTCAAACAAGCCGAACTAAATAAAGACAAATTTATCTGTATCCTTAGCTCTCGACTATCACAGGTCGAGTACTTGAACAGTAAAATAAAGGGGTCCGAAAAACTAACTTCCAAAATGCCTAAAAAGAAACGGGCAGAAATTATGAAACGACTTAAAGCTGGAAAGATTAAAGTTATTATTTCCACTTACGGTCTGTTTAGCACTGGAATTGATTTTCCAAGCTTAGAAGTTTTGTTTTTAGCAGGACCTATTAAATCCGAAATTAAAATTAGGCAGTCGGCTGGAAGACTAATGCGCAAAGCTATGGGAAAAACTAGTGCTGCCATTATAGATTTTCATGACCACAAGGTTGACCTACTACACTCGCAATTTCTTAAGAGAAAGCGAATAATAAAAAAGATAATGAAAAATGATTAAAAAAATTAATACATATCCCAAAGATAAAGAAACTTTATCGAAACCCTGTGAAATGGTTGAGCCTGTTTTAGATTCTCCAATGTCCGACAGTCCTTTTTGGGGACCTGATGTTGTGCAAACTATTGAAAATTTAAAGGATACTGCACAGGAACATAAAGACAAATGTCTAGGATTGTGTGCTAACCAAATCTGGGATTCACCTGACGAACCTTGCCCTGCAATTTTTATATCAATCTGGCCTGTAACTACAAAAGATGGTAAAGAAATTTATGCTTGGAGAGAGTTTATTAACCCTGTTGTAGTATCAAACGGTCCTACTATTAAAATGGAAGAAGGTTGCTTAAGTTTGCCTGACCGTAAACCAAAATCAGTCAGAAGAAAACAAAATGTGACTATTTCCTTCTATGATTTAAAAAGTGCTGAACGTCAAACTATGAAGGTAACAGGAACCAATAGTAAATTGTTTGCACGAATACTACAACATGAGTATGACCATATTTTAGGAAAAATTATATGAAGTATAACTTCGGAAACTTAGCTGACTCATTACCAGCAATTAAAGCTATTGAAAGATTCCATGAATTGAAGAAAGCGTTAACATTTGATGATGTTACCATAATACCACGTAAAAGTCGCATTAACAGTAGAGATGAGTGTGATACTACAACTCAAATAAGTAGAAATGTAAAAACACGTGCACCTATTATTGGTTCTCCAATGGACACAGTGACTGAGCGCTCAATGGCGCAAGCTTTAAATGATTTAGGTGGAATTGGATTTATACACCGCTTTATGTCAATTGATGAACAAATTGATCAGATTAAGAGTATGGTTCAAGGCAGCAATGTCGGAGGAACTATTGGAGTTAAAGATGATTATCTAGAACGAGCTCAAGAATTAGAAAAGGCTGGGGCAACTGTTCTATTAATTGACGTTGCACATGGAGATCATACTTTAGTAATTAAAGCTCTTGATGAACTTAAAAAGCATATCAAAATAGACATTATTGCAGGATCTGTATCAACTAGGTCAGGAACTAAGCACTTACTTGATCATGGAGCTGATGGAATAAGAGTAGGTCAGGGTAATGGATCTTTATGTGAAACTCGAATTAAAACAGGCTGCGGTGTCCCACAAATTACTGCTTTATTAAATGCTCAAATAGCACTAGAAGAATATCTTCATCGTAATCCTAATGAAAGAGCAAACAGACCGAGTATTATTTCTTGCGGTGGAATTAGGGTTCCAGGGGATTTAGCTAAAGCAGTAGTCGCAGGAGCAGACTCAGTAATTCTAGGTTCCTTATTAGCTGGAACTAAAGAAGCTCCTGGAGATATTTTACGAATGGGCGATTGGCCCAATGAACAGCTATTTAAATCTTACCGAGGATCAGCAAGTCTTGAAGCCAAAAGAGCGAGAGGTGAAGTTGAAAAAAATATTGAGGGAAATAGTAAACTAATCCCCTATAAAGGTAAGGTAAAAAGAATTTTTAACGATTTAATGGATGGGTTAAAATCTGCAATGTCTTACACAGGCACTTCAGGTATTCGTTCCTTTCAATGGGCTGCTCAATTAAATGAAGTAACCAATGCAGGGTTAGAAGAATCTCACCCACACTTACGAAAATAATATGAACGACGAACAACTTAATAATGACATCGAAGACTTATCGGATATTTTTGAAGAGTTTGAAAAAGAAAAAAAGGCAATAAAGAAACGACCTGGGCTCGAAATTGCAAAGTGTTGTGGTAATTGCAAGTATTTCAAGTATTCAATGGGTAACCAACGACGTGGTTTATGTATGCGAGATGAGCTTATGAAAAGGAAGCAAAATCGCGTGAACCTAGCAATGACTCGAGAAAACTTTAAACGTTTACGAGACAGCAATGATTTCCCAAAAACTCATATAACTTGTGTTTGCTCTAAACATAAGTTAGGCTCTTTTAGTAAAAATGTCAGATATATCAGAGACTACTGTGGAATTAAAGATCTAAAAATAGCGGATGATTTTTAATGGTTAAAAGTATTATCAAATTCTTAAAATCTCACGGATACACAGCTTACATCTGTGGGGGAACAGCAAGAGATTTAAAATTAAAAGACACAATCCGTTATTATGACATATCTGTAAAAGCCACATTAACTGAATTACAGAAAAGCTTCAAGGATAAAATTATCAATATTGATCCTTTTTCTACTTCAGTTACAATTAGATACATGGATACAGACTTTACATTGTATCCTATGAAAAGAGTTTGGCTCGAAAATACTTATTACAAATTTGAATATACAGCATCACTAAAAGAGGATGCCGAGTCAAGAGATTTCACAATCAATGCATTATACTACGATCCACTAAATGATCAGTGGTATGATTTTTTTGATGGTGAAAAGGATTTAGAAAACAAGACAATAAAATTTATCGGAGATCCTTATAAAAAGATCTTAGAATCAAAAGTCCGTATCTTACGTGCGCCTGTATTAGCTGGTTTACTAGGTACGGGCTGGTCATTAGAAACAAAAACTAATGAGGCTATAAAAGATTACCGATTTAAACTGGTCTTAGCACATTCTGCTCAAATCAATAGAGAAATGCTTAAAATCTTTACACGGATTGAAACTCCTTCTAAAGTTTTTAATATTCTACGCTCTGCAAAAATTCTAGATGATTTTTTTCCAGAACTCGCATTATGCACAGGCATACCACAATCAAATAAACGTAAAAATCTAGATCTCTTTCAACATATTATGTATGCGCTTGACTCTGTTAAACTGTCGCACCCGCGTTGTAAAATAATCAGAGCAGCCGCTCTTTTACATGATATTGGTAAACCTCAGTGCCAAACTAATATTAATGATGAGTTACATTTTTATGGGCATGAGAAAGCAGGAGCTTTTCTCACTGAACGTATTTTATTTAGATGGGGATTCAAAAAAGATTTTATTAAAAAAATAAGTTCTTTAGTATCCCTTCATCTTTTTGATGCGTCAAAGAAAATCTCTGACTTAAGTGTTAGAAAGCTCATTAATAAAGCTGGGCCCGACAATATACATAATTTATTAGATCTGCGTATCGCAGATAGATATGGTACAGGGCGGGCAAACATTAGTATGGAGAAAGTTGAATTTTTACGTAAGAGAGTAAATAAACAGCTAGAAAAAATATCCCCAGAAGATTTCAAATTAAATATCACTGACAAAGATATAATTAAAATTATTGATAACCATACAGACGATCCAGAGAATGCACTTGTTTATGTAAAGCATTTTTTAAAGAATAAAATTCTTTATGACAATATAAACAACAAAGCACAAAATTTAAAAAGAACAATTAAGAATGCAATCAAAATTAATTGTCCTTTAGGTGCACCTCATTTCTTTAGTACTCAAATACAAGTTCAAGAAAATCGATCAGATTCTTTTGAAAACGGGAAACTAAAGTGTGGAGTTTTTTGTAATTTCGTTTGTGATAAGAAACTAAGGACTTAAATGATTGAAGGTATTTTAACATTATCCTTAATAGCTACTGCTATTATTGCATGGTGGGTTATTTATAAGCTTCACCGAATAAAACTTCTTTGCCGCGAACTTAAAGACGAACTCGCTATGGAGAAAGAAAACTACAAAAAACTTTTGTCCCAGAAGAAAAGTAGTGAAGTTGTTACTGGACAAATCGCGGAAAAATTCGTACCTTTTTTAAAGTCCTTCAAGCATAATCCAAGACAAACCCAATTTCTTGGAATGCCTATTGATTTGGTTGTATTTGGAGATGAAGCAGTAACGTTTATTGAAGTTAAATCTGGAAACGCTAGGCTTAATAAAAACCAACAACGAATTAAGAAACTAATATTGGACAAAAAAGTTAAATGGGAAGAGATAAGAATCAAATGAATACAACAAAGTTTAGGGAACTTTTTGTCCATCGTGACGATAATTACACGGTTCAATTACCAAATCGTGCACATATTCCAACAGAGCAACACCTTACCGATGATATAATTCAGAAGCATCTAAACGGTGAACAAACTATTGGACTCTATCAAATCATTCCAGAACAGAATACATTAAAGTGGGCTGTAGTAGACATTGACTTAGATAAACCAGTGTACACTGCGCCCAACTTTAATTTGGATGATTGGCTCCCTAAACTGCAAGAGCAAACAGGTTATGTTGAAGATATTTTTAAAGAAAAAGGAATCCCTCATTATACGGAGTTTTCTGGTTATAAGGGATATCATGTTTGGGTATTCTTCAAAGAGCCTGTAAGCTCTGAAATTGTATATAATGGCCTTCGTGAAATGATGGAAGGCATAAAAGAGATTGGGAATATTCACTTAGAGTTATTTCCTAAACAAGCAAGGGTTGAAAAAGGAAGTTCTGGAAACTTAGTTAAAGGGCCTAATGGTAAACATTTAACTAGTGGCAAATTTAGCGTATTTACTAATATCAATGATTTTGATGAAGTTCAGTATGCCACAGAAGATTCTTTCAAGAATGCAACTAGCCCTGTTGAAAATATTTTTAAAAAATGTGTAGCCCTGCAAGCTATTAAAGACAAATTATTTAAAGAAAAAAAATTAACTAATGATGAACTTTTAGCTTTAGGTTATATTTTGATTAATGCTTCTCACAATCATGGAGAAGATGAAGGAGAACGCTATCTTAGAGAGATACTCTTACCACAATTAGAGTATTATAATCCTGACACTAGTAACTATCACATTGAAAAAATGAAGACTGCTATTAATGGAAAAGGCTATAAACCTATTCGTTGTAGTAAGTTACAAGAACAAGGTATATGTCCAGCACAGTGTCGGAACATTGGTAGTTGGAACAGTCCAATTGTATTCTATAAAAAAGCTCTGGGAGATACTGGAGATCTTGCTGAGATCTTAGCTGACCCGCTTGAAAACTATAGAATGCTCGATGGCGGGTACTATGAGTTTTTCCCAAATGCAGATCCTGCTAAGAATGAACCGTTATATGGACAACTAACTAATTTCACTATTGATATCAATGAAGAAATCATTATTGATGATGGCATTAATACTCACAAATTTTTTAATGGAATTATAACAGGTCCAGAGCGTTCAGCAGAATTCCAAGTAGGAGTTGATCGTTATTTTAATACTGAAGGTTTTAAAGTAATGATAGCAAATGCTATTGGAATTGATGGTATATTTATACATAAAGATTTGGATAAAATTCGTCATTGTGTGAATAAATTTGCTGATACTGAACGCAGAGAAATTACTCAAGTTATTGGTTATTATAAAGATAAAGAAGAGGATCTTTATCCTAATAGATATTGTATGCCCTCTGTAATTATTACTAAAGATGGAATCTTTGATAATGAAACAATGGAATATGACTTAACAGGAGAAGATCTTGCCGAAGGTTTAGATCTTATGAACCCGACTGACGAAGAGTTTAACACTGCTAAGGAAGGGCTAATAAATCTTTTAGATCTTAGTAACTATAATTACACACATTCTGCTTTAGCTCACACATTCTTACCTATTATTTTTCCGTTTATTAAAGGTGAGCGGACAAAATACTCTTACTTTGTTCGAGGTAGATCGGGCGATGGTAAGTCTTATATTATGAAGTTCTTCCAGAACTTCTATGGAACATTTACAAACCTAATGTCTTGGACTTCGACTGCAACAGCTCTTCATAACGTAGGTTACTTATTTAAAGACGCTTTGTATATCATTGATGACTTTAAACTTAGAAATTTTGGCGGTAAAAACTCGAGTTACGATTACGCTATCACACTCATGCAGAACTACGCTGACAACACCTCTCGTGCAAGATCACGCTCTGATCTTAAGATGCAAAAGACTAAAACAATCTCAGGATTTCTAGCATCCACAGGTGAGGATACTCCAGGTGGAGAAGCATCAACATTAGCACGAACTATACTTGTAGACTGTCACCCACGATTTAAAGACAGAGTTAAAGGTAAAGCTATTGAAAAAATCCAGCATTTATTTCCTGGGTTTACTGCAAGATACATTCAACATGTATTGGGCTTAGACCCAAACAAAATCAGCGATTCGTTTGAAGCTTATGAAACAGAGTTTCATGAGCATGTAAAAGGCAATCCTAATGATGCTAGAATATCTCGAAACGTCGCTTTAATGATGGCAAGCTATAAAGTAATTAGCGAATATTTGTGGAAAGAAGCGGACGCGGTAAAAAATCAAAACAAATTTAAAACTTTCTTGGTTACTAAAACTAAAGAACAAGTCAATGAATCTGCAGAAGAGATGGCTTCTGAAATATTCTTAAGTACACTTCAAGAAGGTATAGCAACTAACGAAATTAGATTGCAAGACGATAATAAAACTTTCTTAGATACTGAACGAACTCCTATTATTGGGTGGAGATTGACCAACGCTAAAATGGAAGATGAAGTTTGTATTATTGGGCAAAAAGCTTATAGTTACATTTATAAAAAACTAAGTGGCGAACTTGCTCACTCTCTTGGAGCCATTGTACAAGATTTACATAAAAAGGGGCTAATCTTGCATGATAAACAAGTATCACGAAAGCTTAATAAACAAAGCGTAAAAGTGATGGTATTCAAAGCAGGTATTATTACTTAATGATGGTCTTAAATTTTATGGTAAGCAGTAGTTCAGGTAATAGCACTCAAATTACTACTGAAACGACAAACCTTATTATTGATGCAGGAATAGGAGTTAGAAAATTTAATGAGTTCAAAGAGTCAGTCTCTCTTAGACATGGTACTAATATTCCCGACGCAATATTTATTACACATGGGCATAGTGACCATATTAAAGGTTTAGATGTCATTTGTGCTCAATATTCTGAAAGACAGCATCCAATGGTTTATATACATGAAAAAGTATATGAGGCTAAAAAAGAAAAGCTACCGCGAGTTCAAGAATCGAAAACTTTTCTGATGCAAAAACCTGGGACTAAGTATGCGATTGGCCACGACTTGACTGTAACTTCATTTAGCACTAAACATGATTCAGAATATAGTTTAGGCTTTGTTATTGAACAATACCCCAAGGGACCAAAGTTTGGCTACTTAACAGATACAGGAATGATTACTCCTGTGATAAGAGAGGCATTGCAAGACTGCGATGCCTATTTTATTGAGGCTGACTACGATGAAGACGAGATTGAAAAGAACGCTGATTATTCAATTGAGTTGAAAGAACGAATAAAAAGCGCAACTGGGCATTTAAGCTCTAATCAGGCAATTGAGTTTGTAAAAAATAACATTGATTTAGACAAAGTACAAAAGATTATCTTTGGACATTTAAGTAAAAACACAAACAGTCCTGAGCTTGTACAAAGTAAAATTGAGCAAGAATTTCCTGACTATACCGATAAATTCGTTATAGCGAAACCAGATAGCCCCACAAAGGTGGTAATAGAATAATTAAATTAATCACAAGTGATAAGGCTACTGTATTCGAAATTGCATTTGAAAAAGACACTAAAATAACAAAGACTTATAAAGAACTTGGGCGAGGAAAACGAGCATATCATGCTCACGATGATTGCCTATTATTAGCTGACGAAGGGAAAGAAATTAAAATAGTACCTGGGCCTGATGTTGTGGAACACTATATGTTAGACCAACTTATCACATATGCAGTACGACAAAGCAAACCCATTACTATTGTTGATTGTCCTAATTTAAAACTGTTAAGAAAATTAGACAAATTAGTTGTTATGCATAACAATTTAGTTGACAATTAACATAACAAGTTTATATTCAACACATGGATACACTAATATTTGATATAGAAACAATACCTCAAAGCACTCTTTTACCTTCGCAGGAAAATGCATTAAAGACTAAAGTTGAAAGAGCCACCAAAAATAGTACAGATAAATCTGAATATGATGGTATAAGAAATAAGATCATGGCAGTCTCTCCGTTTTTCGGTGAAATCATCTGCATAGGAATTATGAAGGTGAAAGAAACAGGAGAAGAAGTATCAAGAGTCCTCACAGGTGATGAGAAAACTATGTTACAAACATGGTGGGATATTCTCAAACATCATAAAGGACTCTTTGTTCATTATAATGGGTTGGGTTTTGATGTTCCTTACATCTTAAAACGCTCAATGTTCCATGACGTATTACCCACAAACTCTCAATTTTTAGATACAAGGCGCTTTCAAAAGCATCCCCATTTTGACGTATTTCAAGTCATTTGTGACTATGACATGAGAAACGCTATTTCTCTTGATGTTGCAACTGAATTTCTTGGACTTAAATCTCCCAAAGGCGGAGAAGTTAAAGCTGAAAATGTTTATCAAGCTTATAAAGATGGGCGAATACAGGAAATAGCAGATTATTGCTTAGATGACGTAAAAGCAACTTATGAAGTGTACAAAAAAGTTAAGAACTATACGTTCCAACCCAAACAAAGGTGGTAAACTGAGACTAACATGAGTTTATTTGAAAAAGCAACACCGAAAGCACGAAGATTAAAGATGTATATTTACGGAGAAAGTGGTACCGGTAAAACAATCACTTCTCTCCACTTCCCAAACTTAGCTGTAGTAGATGCCGAAAAAGGCACCGACTATTATGGTAAGTTATTTGATTTTGATAGAATTCAAACCTCTGATCCGACTGAAGTAGAGAAAGCTATTGATGAATTACTAAAGGACCCGAAAGATTATAAAACCTTTGTTATCGATCCTTTTACTGCCGTTTGGGAGACTATGCAGGATAAGCGTTTAAAAAGGATGCGCTTAAAAAATAATAATCCTAACTACGCCCTACAACCACTAGATTGGGGCTTCTTGAAATCCTCTATTAAAGGATTGATCAAGAAACTGTTGGCCTTAGACATGAATATTATCTGCACTGCCAGAGCTAAGACTGCTTATAGTCAAGCCGAAGGCGATTTTATGAAAGCTATTGGACTAGTAGCAGATGGGCCAAAAGAACTTCCATTCCTATTTGACGTTGTGCTAGAACTATCAGTTGCTGAAGATGGAAAACGTTATGCAACCGTGATAAAAGATAGAACTAATACAATGCCAGACAAATTCGAATTCACTTACGAGGAATTTGTTAAATTCATAGGAAACGAAGAGCTAGAAAGAGAGCCAGTGGTTATTAACCAGCAACAAGCGATGGATAGTTATACAACTAGAAATCATGATGTTACTTTTAAAGGTAAAAACATAAAAACTGCTGGAGTAACTGAAGAACAATTAGAAGCGCTAGCTAAAATAGCAGACAGCGACAAAAAGGATGCGTTAGCAGAAAAGCTTCGAGTTGATTATATGGTTACTTCTTTACTAGACCTCAAAGAAGACGAAGCAGCAGTGCTGCTGAAAGATCTCAAATAATTATCGATAATACAGGAGACACGTACTAAATAGATGAATTTGAATTTAAAAGAAATTAATGAGAACACTGAAACTACCGACTTCGCCGCTCTTGAGGAAGGGCGTTATGATGTTGAAGTTGAGAGTGCAGAAATTAAAGAGGCCAAAAGCTCTGGCAATACAATGATTTCATGCACCTTTAAAGTATTAGGAGAAAATCAGAGGGTATGGCATAACTTTGTTTTAATCGAAAAAGCCTATTTCTTCCTGATTAACTTCTTAAAAGCAGCTGGCAAGCAGGATCTCTTAGAAAAGACTGACATCAACGAAGAGACTCTAGCTTTTGAGCTCCACGGCGCCCGAGCCAGCGCTTACTTAGAAGAGGATGCCACTCCTGATGGTAAGCCTAAGAATAAAATAACACGATTCTATCCGATCGAAACAGACGATTCCTCTACTTCAGGGGATGCATTACTCTCTTAACATTTTAACTAGGGCAGCTCTGTGAAGGATGCAGGGCTGCCCGATTTTACTCAAAACGGCTTTTACATGAAAAATTATAAAATAGTTATAGGAATTCCCACTATTAATAGGGCTGATCTTCTAAAAGAAAATTTAGCTGGCTTAGTGGAAACAATGTCTGATTTATATAGAATTATAATAGTAGATAATGGAAAGCAAAATATACATAAATTAATTCCTTCCGAATTTAAGGATCGTAGTTTCATTCATAATTCAAAAACAAACTTAGGAGTTAGTGATAGTTGGAACTTTATAATGGAGCTAGCTTTTAAAGAGGGCGAAGGAGAGTTTCAGGCGGATTATGTATATTTAGTAAATGATGATATTGTATTAGGGCACACAATCTCAGATATTAACGAGGCAATTAAACAGAATCCCAAAGCTCCTTTTATTTTAGGAGAAGCCAGTTTTTCAAATTTTTTAGTGTCTAAACAAGGATTTTATGATATAGGTCCATTTGATAGTGAGTTTTTTCCTGCTTATTTCGAAGATAACGACTTTGATAGACGGTGCACTGTAGCCGAAAAACCGGGAGCTAAAGAACAATCTTTACTTAAAGTTGCTGTTTTTCGTAACTCTTGTACAATTAAAAAAGATAGAAAATTAAATAATAACTTTACAAATAATAAACGTTACTATATTAAAAAATGGGGAGGTCCCCCAAAAAACGAAAAATTTACGAAACCCTTTAATGGAAAACCACCTAAATCCCGACGAAAGAAATAAAATTGAATATTTTATTTAACATTTTAATACGAACCTCGCGGCGCCCTAAAGCATTTAAACGTTGTATTACAAGCATACGAAAACAAACCTATAAAAATGTTCGTATTATTGTGGGGAGTGATGAACCCAATGATTTAACATATATTAAACCACTCTTAACCGTTTTTGATACTATTATCTCTTATGAAAAAGAAGTTCCAAATACAGGTAATGGAAATTTTCCCTACAACCTCTACATAAATAAAATGTACGAGGGTGTAGAGGAAGGAATGATTATAACATTGGATGACGATGATGAATTCTGTGGTCCGAAAGGGTTAGAAATTATTGCCTCTCATATTCAGGATACGGATGCAATTTATGTATGGAAAACAAAATTTCCGCATATTATTTTGCCGCAGTTATATTGGGAGAGCCATTTAGCATGTGGAGATATTCCTAATTGTGGGACAGCTTTTCATTCCAAGTACAAAGAAATAGGTTTGTGGGACGGAAATCATGCAGCTGATTTTCGTGCTATCGAGAAATTAACTAATCACTTAAATGGAAAAATTATATGGATTGATGGTATTTTTACAAAACTACAAACTGGACCACAAAGGGGTAAACCAGAAAAATGAAAGTACTAGTAGTTGCAGTATTTAGCACGACTTCAACAAATAATAGCCAAGCGCGAGGATTTAAACATCTTGGCCATAAGGTTCTAAGATATAATTACAGAGTTCGGGAAAAACAGATTGGAAATATTTTACGAGATCAAGAATTAGTTGATCTTTCTCGTCAAGTAGATCTTATATTTTTGAGTAAATGCAACGGTATAAGCAACGACGCCATAAAAGAAATGGCAAAAAATACAGTTGTATGTTTTTGGTTTATGGATGCATTATGTAACTGGAACAGAGAATTTGAACAAAAAGCCAGAGTATCAACTTTTACTTGTATTGATAAAGTTAATATTTTACAGAAAATTAAAAGATACATTCCACATTGCTATCACGTAGTCGAAGGTTTTGATCATTTGATTGATAAGCCCTGGGGATTAAAGAAAATATATGACTTATCGTTTATTGGTGGAATTTATGGTCAGCGTGCTGATTACAGAGACTACTTAAATTTCACACATTTTAGTAATGCTTTTGGAACGAACTTTTCAAAGGTTGTAAGTCAATCTAAAATCAATCTAAATCTAGTTACTGCAGATGGTGCCTCTGATAGAGTGTATAAAATCCCAGCAGCCAAAGGTTTTCTAATAACTCAAGATTGGACCGGCCGACAAGACATTTTTGAAGATGGCAAGCATCTAGTTATTTTTAATTCCAAACAGGATGCAAAGGATAAAATTAATTACTATTTAGAACACGAAGCTGAACGCGAACAAATTGCTGAGCAAGGTTTCCATAAAGTACAAAAGTATAACCGAGATAATTTTGCACAACAAATAATTGATATTGCTCAACAATTTATTTAACCGAAAAACTTTATGAAAAATAAACTATACATACAAAATGTAGATTCATTTTCACACTTACTCGATAGATTATGTATTGAAAACATTAAACTAGCAGACTTTGTAAGAAGAATTGAATTTGAACAGCGCAATGATTCACAAGACTTAGAACTAATTGACCGTCTTTATCGAGGATTAAAATTAGCTAATGAATCCAGAAGCCATATTAAAAATAAGTTAGATAAGTTTTTACATGATGTTATAAATGAAGGAAACTACCGCGTACTGGAGGAAGTAAGAACTGCTGTATTACCAGAAGATCAAGATGAAGCTAATCTTGAAGAACGAATAATGGGACAAAAACCAGAACTTGATGTATGAAGAAATTAGCTGTATTTATAACTACTCACCTAGTAAATGATAATACAAGGCATGGTAGAAGAGTAAATGATTACATAGTTGAGTATTATACAAACACTGTAATTCATAATTATATGAATTTAGATAGTGGACTCAGCAAAAAAGATCTTGATATTTATATTATGGATACTGGCAGTACACATCCTGACTTCCTAAGATGGTTAGACAAATACTCCAATGACTGGGAAAATTTACATATAAGGAATATTCCAAATACAGGTGGATTTACAGCTAGCTTAAAGCACTGTATGCATACGGATACTAAGTTACAAGATAAATATGAATATTTTATATTCCACATTGATGACGGTGTTGAGCCTATTGCTGACAAATGGGCGACAGATTTAATTAGTCAATTTGAAGAACACAATAACGCTGGACTCATGGGAAGATACGTGGACACTATCCGACTAGGGCCCGACGGTTTAATTGACCACCGAAAATGTTGCCCACACATAGCACAAATGTGGAATATAGTGGATATTGAAACAATACCCCACTTACACGGAGACTGGTGGCTAATCAACAGAAATACACTTAGAGATCTTGCCCGTGAATGGTATAATCCTATACAATCACAAGAAGCAATGGACTACCAAAGCAAGTGGGAAAATAAAAATTATACAGAAGTAGAACAGATCAATGATCATCGGCAAACTCTGGATAACATCCATATTGGTCGAGAAGTAGACATGGCACTTAGGATCACGCGTCTACTAAACAAAGAACTGACTGAATATGTAGGAAATAAATTTCTAGCATTACAGCTTCATAAAAGGTAAAACAATGAATGAATTAATTGATAAAGGTTTTCAAATCGGAATGGCTCAAGATCGTGATGAATTTACAAGCTTCGCTTTATTCCTAGAGAAACAAAACATCAAAAATTTTCTGGAAATAGGTACTAAATTTGGAGGGACTATGTATGTTTTTAATAAATTAGCCCAATCAGGGGGTGTACAAATTTCACTAGATCTCCCTGGAGGAATTCATGGAGGGTGGGTTTTAAACGATCATCCTTACTTAGGAAAAGTACATGAAAAAAGAAATGAGTATTTAGAGAACCTTTCGCCGGAAATTTTTCTTATCGCTGGGAATTCACATGACTCTACAAGCCTCGAAGCAGTAAAAACTAAAGTAGCAGAATTAGATTTCTTGTTTATTGACGGTGACCATACATATGAAGGAGTTAAGCAGGACTACGAAATGTATGGTCCGTTAGTACGACCAGGTGGAATTATAGCTTTTCACGATATTAATGATACACCACATCATCGTGCAGTAAACGCCGAAGCTTGTAAATTATGGAACGAACTTAAAGGTACAAAACTTGAATTTAATTCTCATACATATTATGGTGGTATTGGGGTTTTAATCAAATGAGTAAACTAGGCGTATTTATAACCACCAATATATCAGAACGATCTAAACGCCCTGAGAATAATCCAACAATAGATGATTTTTTTTCTAAATTTAAACTTAGTTGTGAGCAACATGATATTAACAACTCAGGTGTTGATACAGAATATTTTATTATGGACACAGGCAGCAAGCACCCAGAGTATTTATCGTGGGTACAAACGTTTATAACAAAAGAAAATTGGCACTTTAGACAGATACCTAATATAGGATGCTGGCTTGCATCAATGAAATATTTAATGAATACTGATCAGACTTTAATGGATAACTTTGATTTATTTTTATTTCAGATCGATGATGTAGTTTATCCTACAAAGCCTAAGTGGGCTTTAAATATACTATCCCGATTTACAGAAATTACTAAACCTTTAGCCTACGGTTTAACAATGAAATTAAAAACAGGTCATCCAAATAATGATGACATTTTATTGTATAGCCAATTTAATAGAGATGAGGTACACATTCATGGTCAATATTATTTTATTAATCATGCTACTTTAACTGGATTAAAGGATATTTGGTATGATAGCGACAATGGGCGGAAAAAGAAGGCCAAAATTTTATATGATGCCGAAAATACAGATTTAGATACAATAAGTGACCAAGAACGATTAAATCTTTCGAAAGTCTATATTGGCAGGGAATGGGATATAGCTTCAAAGTTAGCTATTGTAGCAAAAAACAGGTGTATAGCCTCCAATGCTTTAAACGATGGTCTATACTATGAGGAAATAAACTAATGGAATCAATTAGTATTTTAATTTGTAGTTGGAATAGTTTAGAACAGACAAAGTTATTAGTGAGTAGTATCCAAAAGAATAGTGCAATTGAGCACGAAATTAACATACATGTTAACGAAGTTTCAGAAGAATTTTTAGATTGGATCACAGATAATAAAATTCAAAATTATTCTTACAGTTCAAAAAACGAAGGACTAGCCGTAGGTACAAATACAGTAAGCCAATTAGCCACTTCTGATTTTATTTACTTAGTTGATGATGATATGTATTTATTACCTAAATGGGACATCGAACTTTTTAACACTGTAAAACAAATAAACGATGACAAATTCTGGATAAACTCAACAATGATTGAACCTATAGGCCAAGCCCCGTGGACAATAGGAAATGAAGATTACGGAAGGACCCCAAACGATTTTCAGGAAGAAAGACTTTTGATAGATTACCCCAAATTTTTAAACACTGTCCCAGATTTATATAGCACTGCACTACCTTGTCTGTTGCCAACTAAATACTGGAAAAAAGTTGGTGGTTATGATGAACGGTTTGGTCTCGCCATCGGAAGTGAAGAAGGTTTAGCGAAACGTTTTTGGGATGTAGGGTGTAGATTATTTGTTAATTCCCCTAATAGTTTAATCTATCATTTACAGCAAAGCACCACAAGTAAACTAACTAATTATAATAAACATAGACAGCATAGGGAAACTTTATTTCAAAAACTATATCAAATATCCTGTACTGATTTTAACACTAACTATATAAAGCGAGGACAGCATTGGCAAAAGTAGAATTCCTTAACTTAGGTGCACAACCATTAGCCAATAATTTACTAACTAGCCCAACCGACAAAGAAACTCTATATAATTTAAGATTATTTTTTGATGATGAGACTAAAGAAGTTACTACAACAGCAATGAACATAGATCCAGAAACTATGTTTAATGAAAAATATCCTTATCGTGCTGGACTATCAAAAACTTTTACACAGCATTTACAAAGTGCTGCAAACTCAATTAAGCTGTTACCTACCCCGCCAAAGTTTAAAGGTATAAATTTTTTAGAAATCGGAAGTAATGATGGTACTCTACTATTTAATTTTGACTCTAGTACTTCAATTGCAATTGAACCTTGTAAAAATTTTGCTAAAGAAACTAACAACAAAGGGTACAAAACTTACGCTGAGTTTTGGACAAATGATTTAGCACAAAAACTACTGGAAGAACATGGAAGAATACCAAAGATTTTTTCATCTAACACTTTCTCACATATTCCCACAATAAAAGAAGCATTTAAGGCCATTTCAACGATACTCCATAAAGACGGAATTTTTATACTAGAAGACCCTTCTTTAATTGAAGTTTTAAAGAGAAATTCATATGATCAATTTTATGATGAACACCCAACTGTATTCTCTATTACTGCAATTCACAATTTATTACAAGGCAGTGGATTAGAAATTTTTAATGTGCAGCGGCTACCGCATATCCATGGTGGATCAAATAGAGTATACATTGGGCATATTGGCACTAAACAAATTAGTCCCCTAGTTCAACAAGTGTTGGATCTGGAAGCAGGAGTTCTTCAGCTAGACGCTTTAAGAGCATTTGCTTCATCAGTAGAAGCAAATAAAAATATACTAATGAGTATGCTTAAGGAGTATAAAAAACAAGGGAAAACAATCATTTCATACGGAGCAACAGCAAAAAGTGCTACTGTATTTAATTTTTGTGGAATAGACAAAACTTTAATTGATTATATTTTAGATACTACCCCAGAAAAAGTTGATAAATTTGCTCCTGGTACACATATTCCTATAAAATCCTATAGTAAAGACCTAGTCAATAATGCAGACATTGCATTTTTAGGGGCTTGGAATTTTTTAGACGAAATTATTAAAAATGAAAAAGAGTTTATTCATAAAGGTGGGGCTTTTATAACACATACACCTAATGTAAGATTTATTATATGATTTTTCACGAAGACGATAGAGCACAACGACTGATAAATATTTTTCCAGAATTAAATGAAAACTGGCAAATTAATTTATCATATGTTAATAAAACTAATCACGTCGTAGCATGGCACAAACATAGCCATCAAACCGATTATTGGGTTTGTATAAAAGGTTCCTTTAAGGTGGGTCTAAAAGATCACCAAATTGAACGAAAATCTCAGAATAACTCAGCACCAGTGAAATTTGAATACCTATCTGATAAAAATATGAAAGTTTTAAAAATTCCACCAGAGACCTGGCATGGATACATGGCTCTAGAACCAGGATCTATTCTATTATATGGTGTAGACCATAAATATGATCCGAATGATGAACACAGAGCCAAGCCAGGAGATTTTGAAGAAACATGGACAACAGAAAACAAATAAGAGTGCTAGTAACTGGTGGAAATGGACTACTAGCTACAGAATTAAAAAAACTAAATGATCAAAACGTTGCTTTTAAATTTGTTCCAAAAAATGATTTAGACATTACAGATAACATTGCATTACAGTCACACATTAAACTTAATATTCCAGACATTGTTTTACATACTGCAGCGTTGACTGCGCCTATGAAACAACACACAATTTCTCCAGAAATTAGTATTCAAACAAACATAATTGCAACTGCAAATTTAGCGCTAACTTGTATTCAATATAATATCAAATTAATATACATATCAACTGATTATGTATACCCTGGAACTAAGGGCCCCTACAAGGAAACCGATCCTCTATTGCCTATAAATGATTACGCTTGGTCTAAATTAGGCGGAGAGTGTTCGGTAAGAGCTGTGCCCAAACATCTTATAATTCGCAGTGCACATTATCCAAGACCCTTTAGACATGATCAAGCTTTTTTTGATTTTCAAAAATCGTCTATTTATGTAGATGAGGCTGCACCCATTATTATTCAACTAATTAAAAATAATGAAGAGGGGATTATCAATCTAGGATCATCAAATTACAAAACTGTGTATGAATTTGCTAAAGCAAGTAAACCAAATATAAAATCTGTGTCGCGGAAGACAGCGACTGAATATATTCCATGTGATATTCGTATGGACTTAACTAAAATTAAGGATTTAAAATGATACCACTTTTTAAAGTTTATATGTCAGAGGCGGCAATTGAAGCATCCGCAAACGTTTTACGAAGTGGGTTTATAGGGCAAGGCCCTATAGTAAAAGAATTTGAAGCTGATTTAAAAAAACACTTCAAAAATAATTTAGTAGCTACAACTAATGCAGCAACCTCCGCTGAACATCTAGCCCTTCATCTACTTAAAAGAGAGAGTAGTACTTGGCCAGGATTACAAGAAGGTGATGAAGTTCTATGTACCCCACTAACATGTACTGCAACAAACTGGCCAGTTCTAGCAAATAACTTAAACATTAAATGGGTTGATATTGATAAGAATAATTTAAATATGGATCTTACTGATTTAGAACGAAAAATAACTAAGCATACGAAAGTTATATTCGTGGTTCATTGGGGAGGGTACCCCATTGACTTAGACAAAATTGTAGATATACAAAATCGAGCACAAGTAACCTTTGGTTTTAGACCCATGGTTATTGAAGATTGCGCTCACGCAATGGGAAGTACCTATAAAGGAGAACCCTTAGGATATAGCCATAACAATTTTTGTACTTTCAGTCTACAAGCAATAAAGCATATAACTGCAGTTGATGGAGGAATTCTTATTTCACCTACCCTTGAATATCATAAGCGAGCCAAATTACTTAGGTGGTATGGTATTAATCGTGACTCAAATCGAAAAGATTTTAGATGTGAAGAAGATATTTCAGAATGGGGTTTTAAATTTCACATGAATGATGTAAATGCCTCAATAGGGAAAGAAAACTTTAAACATTTAGATGAGATTGTTAATAAACAAAGAAATAATGCAGCTTTCTATGATAAGGAATTAGTAGGCATAAAAGATGTAACTTTATTAGAGCGCAACTCAACTATGAATTCTTCCTTTTGGTTGTATAGCCTGTTAGTAGAAAGGAAAACTGACTTTATGCTTAAAATGAAACAAAATAATATTATGGTAAGTCAAGTACACGAAAGAAATGATATACATTCTTGTGTTAGTAACTTCAAAACCTTATTACCCAATTTAAATGAAGTTCAACAAAAATTAATTTCAATTCCTGTTGGCTGGTGGGTAACAAAAGAACAAAGAGAATTTATTGTATCTATCATGAAGGAAGGCTGGTAGTGGCTAAACTTTTTGCAGGTCCCTGGATAGGAGAATTTGGGTGGGAATTATTTGGATTTCAGGGTTATGTGAGACATATGGCCAGACAAAAATATTATGATGAAATTATTATTTCTAGTCACAGTGGTCATGAAGTTCTTTATCAGGATTTTATGACTCAGTTTATTCCTAACGATCCTGAGCAAACACAAACTGATATGCATAGACTACATGGTTATGAATATGATAATATTCATAAGAAATTTATAGGTAAAAGAGACCTGTGGATTTCTCCAGATTCATATAGGACACAAAAACATGAATTTGTTAACTATGGTCACCTCTCAAACGAACTTCACTACGACCTTCTAATCCATGCAAGATCAACGAGTAAACACCAAACAGATGTTAGAAACTGGCCTAAAGAAAATTGGGAAAATTTAATTAATCAACTCAAAGATCATTATGGGCAAGAGCTAAGTATTGGATGTATAGGTTCCCCAAATGCATCTTTACACATGAGGAGAACTACAGATCTTCGTGGTTTAGCCTTAGAAGAATTAACTAATATCCTTGCTAGTAGTAGTCTACTTATTGGACCGTCAAGTGGACCTATGCATCTTGGCAGCTTATGTGGCATACCTCATATTGTATGGGCTCAACAGCATGGATGGGCGATTGATAATAAAGCTCGGTACGAGAAAGTCTGGAATCCCTTAAACACACCTGTAGTATTTGTAGGCGACCATGACTGGCAACCGCCCGTTAAACGAGTATTTAATGAAATTGAAACCCTATTACTTGATTTGAAATAATTATGCCCGGCGGAAACGAACTCGAAAAGCGCGCTAATAAAGCAAATTTTTCTTACAGAAAAGATAAAAAAGCCTTGATTCTTAAGGTAGCAACGCCTATAATATTAACAAAGAAAGGGCTCATAGCTAGCTCGTCAACCGTAGATTTTACGGGTTTAATTGCAGGCGGAAAATTTGTCGCATATGATGCAAAAGAGACCCAAAATAAAACTTCGTTTCCTTTAAAAAATATCCACCAACATCAACTACATTATCTTGAATTAGTAGAAGATCTTGGTGGTATTGCTTTCTTCCTAATACATTTTAAAAAAGTCTATGAAAACAAAGCATTTATAACACCTATTTCACTTGTACATCGATACATGTTTGAAGAAACACGAAAATCAATACCATTAAGTGAATTTAAAAAAGAATGGCTTGTGGATATTGATAATTATATGGAGAAAATAATAGATGATAATTCCTGAAATTAAGCCTGGCTATAAAATCCAGGTATTTACTGATAGCGGACCTGAGCTCAATTTTACTTTAGCTGGTAAAGTTGGCGAAGGAATAACTGAACACATTTTAGAGCTGTTACCATTAACTGACGACGAGATTAAAGCATACGGTGAAGACTATGCAGACCAGTTAGAAGCAATAAATGTCATGTTCCCAACATACATACCTATTAATACTATTGTACTTACAACCATAATGAATAAATAATGCCAGAAAAATTACAAGTAAAATATAAATTACTGGATAAAAAGACAGCCACCGAACCTACTCGCGCATACGATGGAGACGCGGGAATTGACCTGTACGTTTCCCGCGATGTTAAAATTCCTGGAAGAACTAGACGCCAAGTTCACACAGATGTCGCCTTTGAAATTCCTGTGGGTTACTTTGGAAAAATTTTCGATAGAAGTGGAGTAGCTTCCAGAAACGAGCTTATTGTAAAAGCAGGTGTTATTGATGCAGGCTATCGTGGTGAAATTATGATTATCATGTCAAATACCAGTAATTATCCAATTGACATTAAAAAGGGAGATAAGATAGCGCAGATGGTTATTTTACCTGTTCCTGAATTTGATCTCTTACGAGTATCAAATTTAAAGAAATCTGAAAGAGAGGCACAAGGATTTGGTTCAACCGACAACACATAGACGATTTTACCTGTCTGATCAGTTTCTTGAAAACTATAAAAATAAGCAACCTGAATGGGGTCCGCTTGGTTATATAGTTTATAAACGAACTTACGCAAGACGTAAAGAAGATGGTACCACAGAAGAGTTCTGGGAAACAGTAAAACGTGTAGTCGAGGGCGTATTCAATATTCAAAAAGAACATGTAGCAAAAAATGGGTTACGTTGGGATAATCCAAGGTCACAACGAACAGCCCAAGCAATGTACGATGCTATCTGGAATTTTAAATTTCTTCCAAGTGGAAGAAATCTTTGGATGATGGGCACAGATTATGTAACTGGACGTTCTGGGGCTGGACTTCTAAATTGTGCATTTGCTTCTACAGAACAGATTAATGAACGAGGCAGTGAAATTTTTGAATTTATAACCGATGCTTTAATGTTAGGAGTTGGTGTAGGGTTTGATACCTTAGGAGCAAATAAATTAAAAATAAAAGAGCCGAAAGAAACGAATGGATTAGTATTTGAAATTCCAGATTCCAGAGAAGGTTGGGTAGAGTCAGTAGGATTAGTGTTAAATGGTTATTTTACAGGAACGTCAATACCTAAATTTGACTATTCAAAAATTAGACCGTTCGGAGAACCTATTAAAGGTTTTGGGGGAACTGCAAGTGGTCCACAACCTTTAATAGATTTACATCAAAATATCAAAACATTACTCAATTCACGTATAGACGAACTTTTAACTTCGAGTGATATTGTTGATATTGAAACTTATATTTCAAAATGTGTAATTGCTGGAAACATACGACGTTCAGCTTCATTAGCACTTGGTGATCCATTAGATACCGAATATTTAGAATTAAAACATGATCAAGAAAAACTTTTATTTAATAGATATGCTTCAAATAACTCTGTTTCAGCGACTGTAGGAATGGATTATTCTCAATGTGTTGCTAACACTATTAAACAAGGTGAGCCTGGGTATGTGTGGTTAGAAAATGCTCGTAAGTATGGACGTATGGGAGAACTAAACGATGACAGTTATTGTATGGGTGTAAACCCTTGTATTACGGGAGATACTTTAGTTTATACCGCTGATGGAAGAGGTAATGTATCAATTAAAACATTGACTGAAGAAGGTAAAGATGTTCCTGTATTTTGTTTTGATGCCAAAGGAAAAATAGTCATACGCACTATGCGTAATCCACGAATTACTGGAGAAAACGAACCTATTTACAAAATAACTTTGGATGATGGAAACACACTTAAGGTAACAGAGAATCATAAGTTCTTAACCACTGATGGAAACTATATTGAAACTAGGAACCTTAAAGTTGGAGATAGTTTAAAGGTTACTACTAAAGTCGCAGCACCAATAAATAATCCTAACGCAAATTATTTTTGGTTAAATACTCCTGGAGTTGTAAGTAATTGTGAACACAGGCTAATAGCAGAATTCTATAGTAATACTAAAATAAAAAAAGGGTGCGTTGTTCATCATAAGAATTTTAATACAGAAGATAATAGACCTTTAAATCTTGAAATTATGACAAAAAAAGATCATGACAAATTACACGGAATTGCAATGCAAGGAAATAGTAATCCTATGCGTCGAGCGCAAACAGAATGGTCTGAAGAGAAATGGGCAAGGTACAAAGAAAAGCACTCTGTCAATAGCAGTGGGGAAAAGAACTCTAATTACTCAGGTGTTACTAATGAAGAGTTACAACAGCACGCATTAAAACTTACTAAAAAAATTGAGAGGCGATTTTCTAACAACGAGTGGAAAGAATATGCAAAATCCAACAATCTGCCTGAGCAATTTTCTAAATGGCGGAATGATCATTTAGGAGGAGTTCTTGGACTATCTAAATGGGCTGCAGTAAAATGTAATTTTGAAGACATGTCAAACCTAGATCCACGTACTGTACGAACTTACAAAAAATGGATTAATGAAGGATATAATTGCAAGATCATAGATGGTCACGTAAAGATCATTAAAAATTGTGAAAAATGCAGTAAAAGATTAATATTAGAGTACAAACGAAGAGAGCAAAGTCAGTGCCAATTTTGTAGTATAAAACAAAGCAATATAAATTTACAGCATATTGAACATCGCAAAAAAGGTATGAAAGTCACATACGACAAAAAACGAGAAAAGCTTAGGTTAAAACAGCTTAAAATATTTACAGAATTAAAGTTTAATCTAAAGCGTATTCCACAAAAAAGTGAATGGCAGACTGCCTGTAAAAAATTTGGAGTTAGTGCAGAAATTAGTCGAAAGAGCAGTCCATTTACTTCCTGGAAATCTTTGAGAGAAGCAGCAGAAACATTTAATCACAGAGTGGTTTCTGTCGAATTGGTTGGTAATGACGTTGTGTACAATGGAACTGTAGATGAATTCCATAATTTTTTTATTGGTGGTTTTGAAGGTAAAACTAGAAATAATAAGCGTAAGTGGTTATATTTCAATAACTTGAATTGTGGAGAACAGACCCTTGAAGATCGCGAACTTTGCAATTTAGTTGAAACCTTCCCACATAGACATGATACGTATGCTGACTTTAAACACACCCTGAAACTCGCATATCTGTACGGAAAGAGTGTTACCTTAGTAAACACCCATTGGCCAGAAACAAACGCTAGAATGCTTAAAAACAGACGTATTGGATTAAGCCAAAGTGGTATTATTCAATCTTTCAATAAACACGGTAGACGAACGATGTTGCAATGGGCTAACGACGGTTATAATTATATTCAAGAATTAGATAAGAAATTCTCTGACTGGTTAGCAATTCCTAAGAGTATTAAAACAACTACAGTTAAACCTAGTGGTTCCGTGAGCTTGTTGCCACAAGCTACCCCAGGAATTCATTATCCTGAAGCCGAATTTTATATAAGACGCATCCGCTTTTCTGTAAATGATCCTTTACTTCCAGCAATAGAAAAAGCAGGGTACAAAGTTGAGAATGATGTCTATGACTCGGGAAGATCAACAAAAGTGGTGGAATTTCCTGTTAAAGAAAAGTATTTTGAAAAATCTAAATATGATGTATCAATATGGGAACAACTAGAAAATGCCGCTAAATACCAGCAATACTGGTCTGATAATTCAGTAAGCGTTACTGTTACATTTAAAGAAAATGAAGCCAACGATATACAGAACGCTTTAGAGTTATATGAAGATCGTTTGAAAAGTGTATCATTTCTACCTTTAGCAGAGCATGGCTATGAGCAAGCACCCTATGAGGCAATTTCAGAAGAAGCTTATAACGAAGTAGTTAAAAAGGTAAAACCAATAGATTTTACTAATATAAGCTCAGAAGCAGAAGGTGAAAAGTATTGTGATGGAGATACCTGCACAATAGAATAATTAAAATTTTGGTATAAGAACATAGAAGACAAATCGTCTCAAAATAAAACCCAACACAGGTGTCCCTCTTCAGGCTTGTGTTGGGTTTATTTTATTTTAAAATAATATTATTTATTAGGAACAAAATGAAGACTGGAACACGTTTTATTAAATGTACTAATTGCGGTTATTTGCACTTTATGAATACACAAGTTAAAGACCACCGCCCAACGTGTAAGCGATGTGGAAAGACAACCTTTACCACACGACTTAACAAAAAAGATATGCAAACCACAAATAAAGTTAAACCTGCTTTATTCTGTGATTGGAATTTGCAAGATCATATCGAAGAAAGTGCATTGGAAATCGCGCAAAAAGTTACGAAAGACTATTCAGGACCTGAATTAGTGCATGTAATCCAAGATCTAGTTACAGCATGTCTGAACACACAGCGTGATAAATTTACTGAAAACGTCGTACCTTTCTTTAATACAAGCCGACCTACTATTAAAGAAAAGGATTCAACGTAAATGAATATCTCTGAAAAAAACCTAGAAGCATTTAACGCTATCTATGATTTTGGATTGTCTGATGAAATCATTAAACAATTACCTAAAATCAAAGAGCGTGTTACAAAAGCGGGCCAACGACTTGGCTACCAAGGATTTGTATATTTATACAGATCACCAAAACTATTGTTAGTTATAAATCCTTTATATAACAGATATCATCAAGGAGCGACCAACTTTTTTGGTGTAGCTCTTGAAGGTATATCTCCAGAAAATAAAACGTTTTTAGATAAACATATTGCAGAAGGTGAAGGCCACTATTTCTTTGCAAATAATGTAAGGGCTAAAGGACATTCTCCCACAATCAATCAATTTTTAGATACCTTTCATATTGGGAAATCTAACGATAAAGATGTACAAGTAAACTCAGTATTAATAAAGATTAACTTTAAAAAATTTACTGAAACATTCTTAAATGAGTTAAAAACGCTTAGTCAGGTTTTTGTAAGTGGGAAAACTTACAGTGGGGGGCTAACTTTTCTAAATCTAGTTCCGCCCTTAGAAGCAACTGCAAATACATCAGATGGATTATTAGATAAGCTTAAAAAATACATAACTGATAATAAAAATTTCTTTTTTGATACTAAAGCATTCCAACTATACCCAACAAGTGAAAAAACAACATCACACTTAGAGTTGTATAAAACTTTTATTGAGTTACTTCATCCTGAATGTAAAACAACTTTAGTAGAGCTTAATGGCGGAAAAGTAGAGAATGCGTCAGTAGCTAAAATTATAGCAACTAGCTCAACTTATTCTGTTATTGGCTTAGTCGCAGAATTTGATAATACACGAACTATTGTTTCGGGCTCGTTTGAATCAGATCCCTACTCAAGGCGTTATGATAATGCTGATACTTCAGGAATGGTCTGGAAAGTAGCTTCTTTTACTCAAGCAGATCACCCTGATCTTTATGACTATTTAGACGTAGGCAGACTTATGTACAGATTTAGTACAAATGCTTTGGGTCAGTTAGCAAACAATGTGGGGATGTTCATTGAACTCGAAGATCCCAAAACAATCTCGGCCAACTTACTTAATGAATTTGTACTTGGTAGAAAAGAACAAGTAGTACTAATCGATAATGACTCTATTGATAGAATTACAAATAGAGAGCTAAGAAAAGCGGCACTACAAAAGCAAGAAGCTGTTGCTAGTGAGAAGCTTAAGAAAAAAGCAAAGACACTATTTAAAAACTTGACCGAACAAAAAGGCGAAATCAAATTTAACGACATGGTAATCACTGCCGACTCTGTTAAATATGAAACTGAAGAGTTGTCTTTTTCAGAGGGCAATGAAAAAACGTGGCTTTCAAATTTATTAACACGAGCTTCTGAAGTTCGTGATATTAAACATGTTAACTTTGATCATATTATGACAGGCTTTATTTCTCACATAATGGCCAAGCACAATGGTACTATTGCGGGAACATTAGGCTCTGTTAAATTTAAGGTTGAACATGTTGAAAAGCAAAATGCTCGTGGACACTATGTTACTACATACCGTATTAATGGTCACCGAATTAATAAAGGTGAAGTTCAAGAGTGTTTAGAAAGGGCTGTCTGCTATCAAAATCAGACAGACTATGATTACTTCTTAAAAGAAGTAAAAAAGTGTTCTTTACGAATACACTCATATCTCGAGTTAGGTGTTGATGCAACCATCTTTGATGAACTCCAGAATAAACAACTAAAGATTAAATTCTTGCTGGAAAAGAAAGATGGGAAAAACACTGTCGTCATTAATAAAAACAACTATACTATTAAAGCTATTAATCGCTTTCTGTCTATAGAAAATAAAAATAATTTAATTGATATGGTTGAGCTCTTATTAAATGAAGATATTGTTGAAGGCATTGATCTCAAAGATATGAAAGGAATCATTGAAAAAGCTACAGAAACCTTTAAGAATGCAGTCGCTAAGAGCGAAGAGCTTCTAAACAAAACTGTTAAAATGTTCAATCTTGAACTTGAAACTTCTCAGATTGGTGGAAGTACGAGAACAGGGTATAAGATTGACGGCAAAAAGGGTACCTATTTCTTAGAGCTTGAAAACAATGATGCCCATACAAACCGTTGTGGAGTCTATGATTATAATACCGGTAGCTATATTTGTATCGTTGATAAATCCACTGCGCAGGTTGGCAAAGATAAGATCGTTAACCGAATCTTCGCGCTCCATAACGATGAAAAAGTTGCAACTCAAATTAATACCTTGAACAAATAAGGTAATACAAATTATTAATAATTAAGGATTTAAATGGCAATTGACAAAGATAAAAGATTTACTAAAGTACAGTTAAATGTAGTATCAACTGCGGGTCACGATGAAATTGAAGTTCCTGCTGGTCAAGCATTAGCAGAAATCACCGAGCGGTGTGACAAACAGAATAAGTGGCTTTACATTGATGGCGTCAACAGAAATCCTCAGGATGTAACAGTTGACGAATTAATTGAAGCAGAAGATCTTACATTAACTAACGCCCTCGTTGGGGGTTAGAATGAAAGTAGCTGTAGAGAATTCTTTATTACAGCAACTTGCAGATTATGGCGATGAGCACTCCACAGTAGAAGTCTGTGGAGTGCTTACTGGCCAACAAGGCGATGAATGGGAGATTAAAGAGTTTACACCAACAACTAATATCACTCCTGGTGATATGGCTGTTGTTCATTATATGCCTGATCCGACTGAATTCTTTCAAATCATTAAAGACACCAGATTAGTGAAGAAATCAGCGGATAAAGACTTTATAGGCATCTTTCATACACATCCAAATAATCTACCAATCCCGTCTATGACAGATCATAACGGAGCTGGATATAAAGGAATTTACATCATCTATTCACCAAAATTTAATAACCTAGCTTTCTACTATTGGGACGGAGATGAAGACAACCGAGAGTGGGAACACATTACTGAGGTACGTGTACTAAATGGCGAATAATAGAGACATATTAATCGTAGGTGCTGGTGGTATTGGTAGTTGGCTTGCCCAACATTTATTTCAATTACAAAAGCATGGACAATTTCCGGGATGTGAATTTGTTTTTGCTGATGATGACACCGTAGAAACCAAAAATCTTTCTTACCAAAACTTCACAGAAGAAGACATTTTAGAACAAAAAGCGGAATCCTTGAATATTCGCTATTTGTTTACTCCAATGGTAAAAAGGATTACAACTGCAAAAGAGATAACGGGTTATGACTGCGTTGTGAGTGCTGTAGATAATACAGCCTTTAGGCAGCTTCTATTTGAAACTCTTATTTCTGATCCAATTGCAGACACAGATCCATACTGGATTGATTTAAGATCTGAAAGCACCATGGTATCTTTTTTCACAAAACACGAAAAAAATACTTGCGAAGCAATGTTAAAAACACTAAATTTAGATAATCCAGAAGATGGAGGAAGTTGCCAGTTAGAATGGGAACTTAATGAAAATCGTATCCAATTAGGAAATAGAATTATAGCCACAATAGCAGCACAGTTGCTATTAAATTGGTTACGTGGTGACCGGAACTTACCGTCGTGGTCATTTAAATTTTAACCGAAAAACATAGATGGATTTTGATTCAATTTATGCTCTTGCAGTAGTCGTTATTCCGATTATTACAAATTATATAAAACAATGGTTACCACAGCGACTGTGGGCCTTAGTACCCTTTATTCTTGGTGGCGTCTTTGCTGCTATTTGGGGTAAGGAGGCTGGCGTACAGATCCAGGACCTCTTAATTCAGGCATTCCTAGTTGGTGGTGGTGCCACCCTTTTATATAACTTTGATAATAAGGTCATCGGACCTACGGTTGAGGCTAAAAAGGCAAAGAACGGAAAGAAATAAGTATCTGAATGCCGCTGTGTGTTAGCTAGTACTAATGCGCAGCGGTATTTTTATCTAAAATCATCAATTACATGTCCCTAACACACTATTTTGAAACAATAAAAGATATTCCTCCACTATCTAAAGAAGAGGAACATTTGCTCTTTGTGAAAGCAAAGGCTGGTAACGAACGAGCAAAAGAAAAGATAATTCGTTCCAATTTACGATTTGTGGTTAGTATTGCAAAACAATACCAAGGACAAGGCATACCTTTAGAAGACTTAATTGGTGAAGGCAATTATGGATTAATGAAGGCTTATGAAAACTTTGATATAGATCGCAACATTAAATTCATAACTTACGCAGTCTGGTGGATTAGACAATCAATAATCAATTGTATTCATGAACTGTCCCGATTAATAAGATTACCTGCTAATAAAATTTCACTTGTTGGAAAAATCAACAAGATAAAAGTTGAGCTTGAGCAGGATGTGGGACGACCGCCTACAATTGAAGAATTGTACCAAGAATTAAGTAAGCACGGCATTTATGACACACTGGATAACTTATTATTTACTTATGTGGATATAGATAAACCCCATGAACAAACTAATAAAACTATTCATGAAATAATGCCTAGTGATGATGCACCACCATCTAAAGATCTTGAAGATCAATACCTATCAAAAGATATAGACGATGTTCTAAGTGAGTTCACAGAACGTGAGCAAGAAATAATTAAAATGTATTTCGGAATTGGTGAAATGCGAGGACACACATTAGAAGAAATCGGGATTGATTTAGGATTAACTAGAGAACGAATACGACAAATAAAGAAAGCTGTAATTGAGAAATTACAGAAAAAACATCGGGCTTCACGCCTAGAAATGCATATAGAAGACGATTAATGGATTATTACATTACAACAAAAGAACAACTTAAAGAAGTACTTAGCTTTATTAAAAATCAGTCGCTATTAGCGTATGATGTAGAGGCTACTGGACTAGATCCATTAACCGACAAAGTTTTATTAATACAAATTGGCAATGCGCATAAACAATTTGTATTAGATGTCTTTAAATTAGGTCCTGAATTAATAAAGCTTATTTTAGAGAAATTAAATTCTGAAGACATTGTTAAAATCATGCATAATTCTAAGTATGATTTTCAAATGACCCTTACAAACTTTGGAGTAGAAATAAACCCTTTAGCAGATACCATGCTAGCAGATTTACTCCTCTCACAAGGTAAGAGACAGAACAAACATAGCTTAGATGTTGTGCTAGATAAGTATATTGGGGTCTCTATAAGCAAAGAAGAGCAAAGCTCTTTTGCAGGTATGAAATTAGGAGATCCTTTTACTGAGGAACAATTAGAATATGCAAGAGAAGACACTGAACATTTAATACCACTATTCACGCACCTGACAACATTATTAAAAGAACGTGATATGTATAATTTAGCTCAATTAGAGTATAACACAGTCAGAGCCACCTCAGCTTTAGAGCTAAACGGTATTCATGTTGACACTGAAAAATGGAAGGCCCTAAAAGTTGTCGCACAGAAAAAGGTTGATGAGTACAAAGCCGAACTAGATGGGCATCTAAAGCCTTACTGTGAAACTGATATGTTTGGGGTAGTTACTCTTAATCTTAACTCTCCAAAACAACTATTACCAGTTCTAAAAAAGTTAACAGGTAAAGATGATCTTAAAGGTACATCTGAACCTGTACTAAAAAATATTAAACACCCTGCAATTACAGCTCTATTAAATTATCGCAGCCAAGCCAAACTTGTGTCTACTTATGGCGAAGAATTTTTAAATCAACATCTAAAAACTCCTTCTAATAGACTACACTCTTCATTCTGGCAATTAGGTGGAACTGAGACTGGGCGCTATTCTAGTGACAAACCCAATCTCCAAAATATCCCAGGTGAGGCAGTTTATAGAGCTGCCTTTACAGCCAAGAATAAAGATTATCGTATTATATCAGCTGATTTTTCTAACCAAGAATTACGACTGCTTATCCACCTAAGTAGAGAGCCAAAATTCTTAAAGTGGTTAGAAGAGAGGAAAGACTTACACAGTATGTCAGCTAGTTTAGTATTTGATGTCCCGTATGAAGAAGTAACTAAGGTGCAACGAGGCGCTGCCAAAAGTATTACTTTCGGGAATATGTATGGAATGGGGCCAGGCAAATTAGCTAATCAATTAAACATTCCATTTAAGGAAGCAAAGCAGTTACAGTACAACTACTTCCGAAATTTCCCACGCATTAAAGCGTTGATGAAGTCGTTTGCTGCAGAGGCCCTAAGTAAAAATTATGCCTATAGTCCATTAGACCACAGGCGAGAAGATTTATCAAATCTTGATTTTGATAATGGAAAAAGTAGGCGTCATGCAGAAAATATTGCAAAAAACTTTCCTTTCCAAGGAGCAGGTGCAAGTATTACTAAACTCGCACTCTACAAAGTTTATGACGCACTTAAAGAAGTAAAACTTGATGCATATTTGGTTAATGTAGTTCATGACGAAATATTAGTTGAAGTACATAAAGATCATGCTGAGCAAGCAGCACAAATAGTTCAAGAAGAAATGGTCAAGGCGTTTAATCACTTTGCGCCTGACATTAAAATGGAAGTTAAACCGGAAATAGACCACCATTGGGTACACTAAATTTAATAGAAAAAGATGTTGATGAAACTCTAGGTCACTTTGAAACAGAGTTAATTGCACTATATAAATTAGCTAAATCTAAAAACCATGATTATGGAGCTGACAACATCGGGGCACTGGGTGCAAAAGGGTGTTACGTTAGAATTTGGGACAAAGTCTCTAGACTTAAGACTTTGCTATGGGATGAAAATCGCCCTGCCATCCCAGATGAAAAAATTATTGACACTCTCGAAGACTTGGCAAATTACGCAGTAATAACACTATTATTGCTCGAAGACAAATGGGGAAAACCTGATACTTTTTAGGTATAAGAATCTTGAGGTAGTATGATGCTGACTTACGTACGGAGTTAATAGCCCGTGCCCTCGGCGGGATGTTGCAGCATCCTGGGCCGTAATGAAGCCTCTCTGCTGCCTCACCAATGAAAAGCCCACCCTAGGAGTACTAGGGTGGGCTAATTCTTAAATAAATTCTTTCTAGCTTAAATTATAGAGATCCGCCGTAAGTTTTTAAACCAATCTTAGTATCTAATTCGATCGGAACAATCTTCGAAGCTCTTAAGCCTGAATTTTCAAGAACAACAGTTTGATTAGCTTGTACAGTGAATTGGTGATTCTGAATATAACACTCTTCCAGATAGAACCCACCATAGTTCTCTTCCTCCTGATCCTTGATTACGAAACCAAGTCCTAAAGGATAGTTAAAGAACTGAGACGCCAGGTTAATGAAGAACTCACCGCGAGCGGAAGGGTCTTCTTCATCCGGGTCATAAGGCCATCCAGGAATTTCGTCCATATCAGCAGAAGCGGGCCAGCCGCTTCCATCCTCTCCACCAAGAAGATCACTCATTTGGTACATAGCCTTTAATAAAGACTGACCATCAAACATAACTCGTGTGAGTCCTGCCTGAATAAAGGTTCTTCCGGGAACAAAGAAAGGTTTACGAGAACCAATTTCCCATAATTGCTGCATCTGTTTATTCTGTGTTACTGTTGCATTTTCTACTAGTCCAATTGGAATCAGTGTAGACTGTACTGTCGACATATCCAACACAGGAGGACCAGCTAATACAACAATAGATTCGGAAGATACTAAGTTATCAACAGAACCAAGGTCCTGGACAGCTTCTTCCTTAAAATTCCACTGATCTAAAGTTTTTTGAGCCATTTACATTCCTCCCTAGAATATTAATTGGATCTTAATGTAGTTGACAGGATACTTAACAAGTACTGTAACTTCAACCAGAATAGTGTCTGGCTGTACAGGGTCTTGAATTACACTTTCAACTCGGAAGTCGTTTAAGTGTCCCTCACGTACTAACCAACGTCCTTGACCAACAAGAATACCGTTGATTAAACGTAAGAAAGCAGGAGTTATAGTATACCGGCCAATGTACGGTCTTAGTCCATTTCGAATAAATTTTGAAGTAAAATCTAATGCTTTAGTAACAGATAGTTCGCGTTTTGCAATAGAACTTACATCTGTTGACATCTGATGCCTTGACACAATTGGAGCGGTTGGCGCCGCTTGTGTCATTATATATGTACCACCTTCAGCCATAGTGTTCAGATTTTCTTCAGAGAAGTAATCCTGGGATCCGTGGGTCTTTAACAGACCAGCAACGGGAACATTAGTCAGTGGCTGTGAAGGTTCTTCTCCAGCAACCTGTCCTGCAATACAAGCACCATAGTAAAAACCAGGTACAGGTACAAGAACAGACAACTCATCAATACCGTTATTCAACATGTTAGTAACCATAGCCGTAGTAATATTATCATTCTTCCAGTACTTAGTACCGTCAGCAAGAGTAATATTGGCCGTGAATTTAGCATAAGCGTTCCAATCCGTAAACGTAATATCTACGAATGAATCGAAAGATGCCTGAATCCATTCAGGGTAAATAGTTGAAATATGACGAGTTTCCTGAACGTAAGCAACGTCAGGATGAGTAGAGAATAAACGTCTGTAACCGTAAGCAAAGTTTCGAGCTTTAATCTCTTCAGATGTTAATAGTTTATTAACATCTGTTTGCTGATAATCGTTTGAATCCGGAATTTCAAGGTTTACAATACCAATTCTCTCATGTTTATTAATAGCCTCAGACTGCTCATTAACGTGGTTAGCTAATGTTGCAGCAAAACTAGGCCAATTACTTTCCATAGGAGCAATTGCATAAATCTCGTGTGGTTCTAACTCATCAAGAGCTGAAGCGTAATCTTCAGGCTCAAGGCCACCACTATCCGAAGCAACGCCATAGATATTAATAGAAACAGACCCATTAGCCTGTGCTAGGTAAGTACCAAAAGCTAAAGGATTCCAAGAAACAATTTCGCCAATTGTGGTACGGATATCAGAAATACGTTCAATAGATCTTAAAACATTAAGATCCGTTTTAAGTGAACGGTATCCAACACTAGCCTTGGCTCGTGGAATTACATAGTCTTCATCTGCACCAATAAAGTCGGCAGGAAGAGAAACTCCACTTGAAATTGTCACTGTATTTGCTGTCGTATCTACTTCGATGTTTGCATCAGCAGTGCTTATATCATTTCCATCAGTTTCAGACGCATTATAATGGTACGTATAGCCAGCATACTCACCAGATGTAACATATAAGTCTACAATAACGAGTTTTCCATCGTCAGCATTACTTATATCATAGTAGTCAGCGTCATATCCAGATAGAGCAATAACTAAATCACCATCACCTGCTACAAATTCCGTAGCATACTCTGAATCGTCCAAAGTCGGATCTTGCCAGTGAAATCCTGCCCCCAGGATTAACGCTTCAAGATCTGGAGCAATCAGAACAGGAGTGATACTAGCTTGTATCTGGGTAATCTCAACGCCTGGTTTGACGTACGCCATACATTTCCTCCATTATTAATGTTTTACAACAGGAGCACCCGATTAAAATTATTTTAATTTGGTTAGTTGTTTTTTAAAGCCTAGATCGTCTAGACTTGCTTGTTTGTTCATGCTCGTTAAAAATTTTCCACTGTCTACAACTATTTTGCCAATTAACGCTGTTCCAGTAAATTTAGGAGCAGCTGACCACAGTACTGTTTCTTTTAGAGCTTTGTTTCGACGTTGGTTCATGGTAAGTGGGTTACCATGTTGGTCTTTCTTAAAAAGTAATTCTTGAGCTCCAAAACCAGGTCCAGAAAAACCGAGAGCAACAGTTTTTCCACCTACATTACGTTTTACAATCGCATCACCCTTTGATGTAAAACCTAATACTTTTCTCTCTTTGCCTAACTTAGGCTTAAAAAATGTCTGTCCACCACGTTCATAAAGCTGTGGTTTTTTACCAGTAGCCTTAGAAATGCTAATAGTTTTTTTGTCTATGTGGCGGCCAAAATCTTTAGCGAATCTGAAAGGATTACGGGTTGCATAAGCAACTTCACCAATACCCTTTTGTAAGAAACGAATTGGAGCACCCGTTATACTACCTTTAGATCTCTCTGCTAATCGTCCTGCACGTTGTGCCTTAGCAAAAGTATTCACACGCGAACTTGCGCGAGGGCCAACATTATAACTATTGCGTCCCCACTTAGCTACACCCTTATAACCAAACTTGCGTGCTTGTGATAAAGCAGATCGATACGAAGCTACAAAACCAGTACCGCCCCTGCCCAATCCTTTAGCACCTTTAAATCCCTTATACGCACTTTCACCAACATCCGTGGCTTTACCAACATTGCGTAATTTACCAAGATGCTTAAGTAAAGGCGCTAAACGAGCTAAAATTGCAGAATAAGCTTGTTTCTCTAAGGCCATATACCACTCACTACTGTTTCTTCTTCAATCCCACTATTTAAAATATCTGTTGTTACCCAAATATCACGAACAATTTTATAATAACCGTATGCACGAGTACTTAAATTAAACTCATAATTTTCGCCGTCTTCATCAACCTGCGATGACACATCATCCACAACTTGTTCGAGTGTAATTAAGTTTGCATAGGTCGCAATAATTTCAGTTCCATCTGGTGGAATCGTTCTAAATACAAGTGTGTCATAATCTAAACCACTTGCAGCAGGAGAAACTCTATAATGAATTCCTTCATAAATTGTTTCATCATCATAAGTTACAACCATGTCATAAGTTTTCATTGATGATGTAACAGTTCGTTGAGCAGAATATTGTAAAGTAACCGGTACTACTTCTAACTCAATACCAGAATTTGAACGAACAATTCCTTCTTCACCCATAGTAATTCCATGAATCATATGGATTCCGTGCTTTTTAATTTCAGCTTTAAAGACTGTTAAAGCCATGAACAATTCATTCGCAACTTCTTCAGCTTGTAAGCCATTACGGGAGATACAATTAAAGGTTACTGTACCTTCAATTAAATCTTTGTATTCTTGTCGAGATAAATCAGTATCCGTTAGAGCGCCTTCAAGTGTCTCGATACCATCAGGAAACATAAAATCTTTTTTAGTTTCACCAATACCTTTTTGACCAGCGACCATTGCCCAACGATGAGCACCCCTCGATAGTATAACTCCTGGCTTTGTATCTAAAACCTCTAATTCAATAGCATTCTTATCAGCAACAATTAATTTAGTTGTTCGTAAATCAGAGTTCCAAGTAAATCGAATATGATTTTCAAAATACTTTTGAGCAAAACTAATAAAAATCTTTTTAATGTCTAAAACAGCATTATTCGTCTGTTTATAAACTGAAGTTTCTAGCCAGTCTCCATCAGGAGCAGAGTCTCCGCCATACCAGTAATCATAAGTTCGTGGCATATTAGATACCCTTTATGCGTTTAGTCAGAGATATATCCTTATTTAAAAAAGTATGAAGAGAATCTTTATCTCTATAATTATCCAAAACCTCCCGAACTATTTGGTCTTCGGTAGGTTCTTCCGTTCTTCTATTCAAATCTTCTTCGGGAGGAAAGGGTATAAGTCTCATGTTAGTAATATACTTTAAGTTACAGATTTTGTCAAGTTTTAATTAAATCACTTAGCTGTGAATACAAATACTGGTACCGTTACCATTTCGAATCCAATAGACACTCCAGGATCAGCAAGCGCCATAATCCTATCTTTAACTCTTATCGCTTTTGCCTGATCAGAGCAATAAGCAGTAAACACCTTAGCTCTACCCATCCACGCTTCACCGCCGACACCAGAAGCCCCTTGGGCCTCGTGTATGTAGTAGGCGTCCACGAGATTAAGGGTACCAGTCCCAAACTCATTAAGGATAGAGTCCGTAATTGGAAATGGGTTTGCATCAACAGAGTCAGTTTTTGGGTCGAGCTTCTTAGCGTGGAAGTACGCTGTTATTTTTATTCTATCCATAATTACTCCTAAGTATCATATTCGATGATAATACGAGCGACTCCATAGCGCCAAGTGCCTGTTAGTCCGCCTGCCAAGCGACCATAAAGAGCGATCATGTCATCAGCATTGAAAGTGTAAGTTCCGGGAGTGTACAGCTCGCTAACTTGAATATAACCCGTTGAAGAGATCGCAACGACCTCTTCCTTAATCATCGAGGCTGAGGCACCAAGAGCTCCTGCGTAGATTTCACATTCAAAGTTTCCAGGGTTCGTAACGGAATTCAGATCACAGGTAAACGAGAATTCAACAACCGACCCCGCCCGGTTTACTGTCGTGGCGCGATATCCCGCGTAACCTGAAACCAGGGTGTAAGTATCCCAATAATCTGACCCTCCCGTATTACGCTGACCAAAGTCAATCACATGACGCTCTTTGTGACTGTGAAGTCCAGTTATTCCAGACCCTACCAAGGTATTTAAATTTGCCCCCGTAGCTGTCGTGTCAGAGTGACTCACAACCGTGTGGGATTCATTATGATGCGCGTCAGCATTCGAGGCGTGAGATGCAATATTCACGCCGTCTACAGTTCCGCCAAGGGAAATGTCGCCGCCAACGGTAAGATCAGTCTCAACGCTCAAAGAGGCCGTGCCGCTAAATCCATCATTACGAATTTGCACCCAACGAAGAGTCGAGGCACTGTTTACATCAATGATAAGGTTTCCACCGACGCGAGTAATCTCATTCGTTTCGAGGATTCCCACATTATCAATGTTGTTGGAGTTCATATCCAAATTCCCGGCCATTAGGTCGGTTCCATCTAACTCCAGATAGGCCTCATGAATATGAAGACTGTCAGCATTAGAACCATCAGTCAGTGTATTTAATTCAGTACCTGTAGCCGAAGTATCAGAGTGGCTCACTATTGTGTGAGATTCAGCATGAACATTAGCAAGATCGACATTATCATCTGCCATTGTAATTACACGGGTATTTCCTGTTGTAATATTATCAGCCGAAAGAGTAATAATACGAGTGTTATCATTACCATCAAATACAGTGAACTGATTATCTGCAAAATCAGTTATAGTACCAAGAGTCCCACCTGTAACAGTGCTTGGTTTTGTTCCACGAAGATCTACTGTAGATTTATAATCCCAAGTTCCGCCAGTTTTTCTAAAAGTCATTCGACAAATTAAAAAAGCAGTAGACGATTCTTGTAAATATGTCGTAGGTACTGCTAAAACATCATAACTATCAACATCATTTTCAGCATCAGATTGAACATTATAACTGCCCGTTGGTAAATTAACTATAAGTGGAGAGTATTCCCCGGTTTTGTTTGCAACGCCCCATAGAACAATATTAAAATATTTATTAGTAAGAGTTCCCCCTGAGGCATCATTTACCACATCATACAAATTACTAACAGTAGTGTACGGAGTAACATCATGATTAATGATGTGAACCACATCACTTACACTTGTATCTTTTGCAGTATAAGTATGTTTGTGCATTTGATAAAGAATACCTGAATTTACTTTTACGTGTACAGTTCCCGCAGAACTTGTAGTGTAATCATCAGTACCCGCACCGGTAATACCACTATACCAAGCAGCTCCTAGCCTTCGAGACCGTTCTGCCATATGAGTAATGTGCCCCATATTATCTGTGCCATATAAATGATCGTTCCAATTTTGATTTACTAATGCACCATATGTATTTGTAAAAGAAGCGTCAGCAACGCATAAAAATGCAGCTTTAATATGTTCTGTATCAGGCCACGCAGATGTCGAAACAGTTAATGCTTTTGTACTTTGTAATACATAAACATAATTATCCTGAGGAACTGTTGTTGTCCCGGCAGTTAATTCGATTGTTTGCGCAGGAGTACAATCAAGTGTAGTATAACCATCAGAGAACTGACATGTTAAATCTCCTCCACCTGATTGTTCAAGTTCAGCATAAATAGAAGATCCACTAACTGTTACTACACAATCAAAAGACTCTTTAAAAGTACCGTTAACAATTTGTCTAAAATTATAATAATCATCTAAAGTGTCTTCAACAGTTTCAACCACATCTACACCAGAATAAGTAATCTTATCTGCTGTATTAGTATGATCAGCAATTAGCTCATCTACTTCATCTTGATTATAATATTGGTTTGGAATTATTCGCATTATATCTCTATGTCATATACTGGATCATCTTCAGAAATACGGGTGACCTGTGCCTGTTGTTCAATAATATAACCGAGCTTTTCAACCTTCCGGACATTTTTAACCGCCCAACGCACATTCCCGTCATCCACTAAAACATCTCTAGTTGTTAAAATAGGATAATTTAACATTATTAATAATGAGTCAGACGGTCTCCACTCACCAAACATTGTAATTTGATTATAATTAGGTGAAGGCGTCATCATAGCCTTAAAAGAAAGTGGATCAAAATAACCACCAACCCACCCAGTGCCGTGACACTCTGTACAATCGGGATCTGTTACACGCATAAGTGTTGAGTCCCAGCACGTTGTACATCTGGTTCCCCAACTACGCCTTTTAATTAAATAATAAGTACGACCAGATTTCTTTTGTATTACAAGATTCTTTAAGTATACTATCCGATTATAGGCATAATCATCACTCTCATAATACTTATAAAGAGGTGTCGGAGTCAGGTGAGATGTAGCAGAGGTTTCAGTATTAGTTAGCAATAGCTTATAATACCACGTACGTCCTGGATGATATAATCCAGAAACAGCAGTATCCTCATAAGTATACTCATCTGCATCTACAGTAGCCACTTCAGTATAATTAGTTAATGATCCTGAAGCACCTAAATTTTCTGATCGATAGACTGTAACTGTGTAATCGTCCTCGTCTTCCTCATGAGAAGCCCAAGTCCAATCAATAGTTAGACTATCTTTATCGTATGTTGATATGTTTAAAGTAGATATTGTTAACATATTTACTCGTCATATAAGTCATCATTATGAAGCACTGAATACTCTGATGCAACGCCTCCATAGCAGGAATCAATATTAGAAGCACGCTTTACAGACTGAACACCACGTAAATACTTATTTACCAACATATTATAAAACGCCATATAACGACCGTAACGATCATAGTCTTGTACTGTAACACCACCTGAATCATTATATGTTAAAGTATTACGTGCAGATAGAATTCCTTTAGAAAATAAGAATTGTAGAGTTGCACCAAACTTGATAGTATTCCATGAAGGGAATGATTGAATTGTATATGTACTTGCAGGCTCAAATTCGTAATTAATTTCATCTAAAGTATCTTGAATATAGTGGTATAGGTCAATATCTGTACATTCTTGTACTTGCTCTAATACATTAAGTTCTACAGTATCATTTAAAAATTTTCGTAATCTATCTACATAAAGACTGTCAGGATAAGGAACTGTGTCAGTTATTAGCTGAATATTAGTTGGCATCGTAATCCTCCATTACAACTATTACAAGTGAATCGGTCAAAGGCGCTGTTTGTTTTCCACCACTATTAAAAATGGCTTCAAATTGTCCTAAGTAAATCCCTGCTGTCGCTGTATCTGCAGCACTCCATTCATATTGTACGAGACCTGTTGATTGACCACTTAACACGGTGCATGCTTGTTCAAGCACATACTGAGTTGTAATGTCTTCTGAATCTACCATGGTAAATGTTACTGTGGCATCACTGACATCTATAGAATCACCGTCAGAATCTGTCATAGTGTGAGTTAAAGACGGTAATGTATCATTACGTCCAATATAAAATAAAGTTGAAGACATGTTTATCTCCGAAAGGTTAGTATACAGTAAGTCTCTTTAATTTACTTAAAAATCACAAGTTAGTCAAGAAAAAAGGGGAGCCCATGAGGACTCCCCTTCTAAGTTTAAGTAGTAATTACTTATTCAGAATCAACTGTGAGTGTAAGTCTACCGCAGGCATTGATATTACCAATACCCATTCCCAGCGTTTCATAAGCTGCCCAGGAAATAATATTCTTCTGCTTATCGATCCAGAATTTGGTATCGTTAAGGATGAAGAAGTTTCCTAAGAACTCTTGTCCCGCAAAGATGTAAACGTACTCAGTAGCGCCACTGTTAGCGGTTAAGAGATCGGTCTTATTAGAAACAATAAGCTTACGTCCCAGGAACTGCTGATAAGTGTAGCCATTAACGGCAATTTCGCTACCCACCTGATCACCGACTGTAGTCGCGTCATACAGGAAGAGTCTGTTATAAGTAGGAGTGCTCATAAGCATAGTCTCAGCTTTGAGCTCATTACTATCTAAGAGGTTAAACAGATCGAAGAAACCGGCTTTAGGGATGATACCTGTGGCAGCGCCCCAGTTGGCGGTAGCAGTTAATGAGCTAGAAGTGATAGCTGCATCAACCTGCGTCAGGAAGGATGTGTCTTCAATCTTCTGAATATCTTTTACAGAGTTTCTCTCGATAACTTCCGTAAGAGGCATCTCGTAAGCTAGGAGTTCTTCTTCAGTCTTCTGGAAATCTTCAGAAGAAATAGCGAAGAAAGGAATCTCGTATCTTTCGCCCATTACGTAGTTAGTGTCAGGCTGCCCACGGAAGTTGACAGTCATGGCTTGAGAATCAGGTTCGATATCCACGATTTTTACTAAGCCGTCGTGATTGACTGAGCGCTGGCAGTCGGCTTTAGTAACGTATTCAGGCTGTATAATTTTTCTTGCAAAAGAAACTTCACGTAGTTTCTGTCTGATGAAAGCTGAACCCTCGGCGGCGACTTTTTCCATGCCATCAGGAGAGTTTAACTTTTCTACAAAGAGCTCATTAATTGTGCTCGCAGAAATATCCATTAGTTATCTCCTTATGTGGTGACGTAAGTAATTACGCCGGAATAAGTTGTGCCAAGATATGTATAACTGGCTTCTACAGATTCACACATTGCAACAATGTGATCGTCCGCTACAGTTGCTTCAGCTAGATTACCAGTGGTGTCCACTTTTAATGCCATGCCAGCTGTAATAGTTCCTGTATACTGATCAGTGATAGCACGGTGGGTGCCCACTAATACAGTAAGTTTACCAGTTGTAGTATAATCAGGGGTCCAACCGTAAGTTGCATCACGGTTGCTCTCAGTCCAGATAGGGTATGCGCCTTCACCATCGGAAGGAACTGCACCATCTGTAGTAATCCAAGAACCCTGACGAAGATCATCAGTTTCTAATTGAGTTGAATCGTAAGTGACTTCAACTCTTTGCAAGATATTTAAGCTACTTAATAGTTTAAGCATAAAATTTTGCGTCCTTGCGTAAGGTTAATCTTCTAGTAACATTCTTGTTATGGGATCTAAAGAACCGTCATCTTGAAAACGCTCGCTTAAATGGCCGAATACAAATTCTTTCGACGTGCCATTAAGCTCTATCGCTTTCTTAATAACTTCTAATTCACTTTTATCTTTAGCCTCATATGTTTCTAACTGCTCTAATACATCCTCCGCAGTTAGACTGCCTTCTTTGTACAAAGAAAGAAGAAGTTCACGAGCTTCAGACATCGAAGCAATCTTTTCCTGAAGCTCGCTTAAGTCTTCACGTAAGATTCGAATGGCTTCAGCAGCTTCTTGTTTTAAACTTTTTTCCATTTCGATCTCAATTTTTTAAGGTTTTTTACTCAGAATCTTCTGGGAAAAAATTACCATAAATAGTGTCTACAATATTTTCAGCGGCGGTTTTTTCTTCTTCTTCCGCTACCTTCTCTTCTTCAGCGTCTTCCGCTGTGTCAGAAAGAGCGTCTAAGAAACTTGCTGCCATGACTTGTCCAGCCACTTCAAACTCAGCATACTTTTCTAATTCTTCCGCCTGGAGGTCGTCTTCAATTAACAGCGTTGCTAACTTAACTACGTCCTCTTCTTCATAATCTTCACCATACTCTTCAGCTAAAAGATTATCAGCAAAAGCGGCATACTTTTCAATTACTTCTTTAGGATCCTCTTCACTGTCAGTGTTTTCTGCTTCTTTTTCAATATTCTCTTCAGCTTCAATATCGTGATCAATCATATAAACTGCTAATTTTTCGATGTCTTCATTAGAGAAGTTACCTTCTCCATGCTCTTCTGTCAGTAAGTCTGTAGCCAGTGAGGCGTACTTTTCGATGACTTCTTTTCTCTGAGTTTCAAGAGCTTCAGATTCAGTAGCAGCCTTTTCCATATTTTTCAACTCTTCGTATCTTTCTAAATATGTGCTAGCCATTGTTATTCTCTCTCCTCATTAAAAAAAGTGTCCATAAATTTTACTTACTATCTCATCAGAAGCGGTTTTTTCTTGTCCGCCAGCCGATACGGGCAGGGCGGCTGCATGAGAAACTGCTAGAGCTGCGTCTGCAGCAACGGTACCCTGAGCTTCGTCGGTAACCTTTTTGGGAGCTGGCTGTGAATCTCCAGCGATCTCAAATGATGGCTGACTTGCCTCGGTTGCACCAGTTAGTTGCTGTAACTTTGCAATAACTGCATCCACTTTACCTGCTTCAGGAACATCTCCTGTGGGTAACTGGTTGACAGATTTATTTGCATCGGCACTGTTACCTGTATAAGGACCATCGCCAACAGCAATCTTCTGCAACTCATCTACAAAACTACGGGCTAAAAGCTGTCCTTGGAATTCAATGTCAGCAGCAACTTTTAAAAGAGCTTCGTCATCTTCTGTTTTAGTTCCTTTTTCTTTAACTTCATCCTCTGCCTCTGCGCTTTTTTCAGAATCGGTGTCTTCTTCTGTTTTCGCATCATCGTCGGATTCGGAACTTTCCTCGGTGTCTGTGTCAGTAGTTTCGTCGTCAGAAAGACCATCTACAAGTTTTTCTTCTGCAGTTTTCTCTTCCTCAGTAGCTTCTAATCGAGCAAGAATATCATCAAGTTTCATACCTTGACTTGCCATTAGTTTAACTCTCCTTGATTAAGTCTTCGTAAATTGAATTAATAGATCCCTCGTCCATTTGTGAAATTACACTAGCTCGTTTAATTAAACCTATACCTGCGCCAGTTGCTCCTGTTGCGATTAATGTTGAAAGGAATGGGTGCTTCCTTACAAAGTTTTGTAGTTTAGAAATAGGTTTTCCTTTTCTAACTTTTGCTTCTTGGATTCCAGCATATAAATAACTCGTTGGTAATCCAGCAAATATCATCGCGGGTAAAAGTTTTCCTGCACTCGCAGTTTTGTTGAAATAGAGATCTTGTAATTTCAATGATCCAACTGTTCCAGCGCCAATTAACAGGGGGGCAATCCAGGGATATTTCCCTAGTAACCCAGTAAATCCACCTGTATCAAAAGCTTTTTTAAAAAGCTTGGCATAACCTGTGTACAAACCGCCAAGAACTGCCATTGGTACTAAAGGATTTTGCCTAGGACTGAGATTGGGGGGCTCCTCAGTTCCTAAGAAAATCTCTTGTAGTTTGCTTGGCTTTTTTTCGTTTTGTTTAGGCCACTCAGAACGAGTTTCGTCAGAGTTATCGTATCCGTACTTTTCAAGTACAGACCCATATTTTTGACAAGGTTCCGATGTTTCCGCCACTTTTTCAAATGCTCTTGCAATAATGAAAGGCTTTGTCTGAGTTAACTGGGGAACATCTTCTTTTAACAACTCTGCTATTTTAACATTAAAGTTATCACAGGATACGTCTTGCGGTTCTATTGCTTCTTCAACACCAAAAGTATAATCCGAGTTTGCTACATCTTCTGCAAAATCTTGGTGTCCTAAAGAGTAAAGCGCTAACTTCATGAAGTCATCTTTCTTCGGCATCATTCGTAAGCCGATCATTGTCGAAAGAACTTCATTAAGTGGGTACTCAGATAACTTGACTAGTTTATCTTTAGTTAAGTTTCCATGAGTTTTAAGAAGAAGTTTATGAGGATCAGGAGACAGAGCTTTAAGCTCAGCATCCACTTTCTTCTTAATATCAGCAGTTGACTCTAAATCACTCTCTTTAAATAGATCTTCTGCAATCTTAGCACTTGGGGTGTACTCATCAACTTCAACTGTTGAAGTATGAGACGCCACTTTAGCAATAAATCCTGCGGTCCTGTCTGCAGGGATTGTTACTACACTTATGTCAAAAAACTTGGGCATTGTATTAATCGCATACACTCTACGACCATCGCTTAGCATACGGCCCATTTTTTCTTTTAAATGGTCACAATACTCTGAAAGCTTGCGTGCTTTGTGACCACAAATAGAGCACACATCGTAAGGAACTCGACACGCCATAGAAACTTTAACATCTTCTATTTGTTTCTCAAGACGTTCGATAATATCTGAAGCACGAGTATTATCAAGCTCAATTATAAGCTCTACTCTATGCATACTGGGGTTATAGTGTGAAAATATAACCTTGCCAAAAGACCTCTTAGGGTCCTTATTTACATGGTGTTTATAAACATGTCCCAGTGCTTCGAACGTTTTGTGATATCGTTGAAGTACATCTTCAGGGAAATAATCACCATTTCTATTACAACCATAGTGTTCACCAGCTGAAAGAGCATTAACTAGAGCATACGTTTTATCCACTTTCTTTTTCAAGAAAGTAACATACTCTTTTAACTCATCTGAGTACTCTGCTTTTTTGTGCAGATTCTGAGATGAAATTAAAGAGACAACTTCAGAGTTATGGTCTCCGTATTGATACTCTATTATTTTGTCCATTAGGGAGTTGGTTTTCCGTGTGTTGGAAGGTCAGCCATACCAGCAATAGCATTCATAAATAAGTTAGATTCAGTAAGTCTATTCTCTTTCTTACCTGGGCCAACCTTATCTTGAATTTCAGTAATGGATTTAATAGTGTCAGTGGTTGGTCCACCAAAGTCATCCATACGACTTACTTGAAGAATATAAGCGCCCGCTGCTAGAGGCTCTTGAGCCATTTTCGGAGCGAAGTGATAAAGGTTGTCCCAATACTTTAATACTTCATTTGGATCCATTTTATGAAGCTGGGGGTGCATGTCCATCATACGCTTAAAAGACGGCTCTTTATTCATTTTAGTTTTGAGCTTTTGTGCCCCTTCAAACAAAGCATTAGCTCCAACTAAAGCGGCACCAAACGCCAAGGTTGTTAAAACTTTTCTAGGATCTATATTGGCCATTACTTTTCTAGGATCTATATTGGCCATTTAATACCTCTTATAAAGTTTAGGGTCCAAGAACTGTTCTTTAAGAACCTGATTTTGTTCTGTGATACCTTTATTTTTACCTAGGTGATAAACAACTCCAGCTCCAGCGGCTGCTAGTGCTGCGGCGGGGAGTTTTTTAAATCTCTTACCCCAAACTTCTCTACGATATTGCTTAACTGCTTTTCGAGCAATTTCTTCTTCCATATTCTTAGCTTTTTTAACTAAAGGAACGAGCTTCTCATTAGTAGAGTCTTGGAGTGTAGTATGCTCGTCTTCGTAATGATCCATAGCACAACGGATTCTCATGTATTGTTCTGCGACCTTTTCCAGGTCTACCCCAGCTTGGTAAACTGAGCTGCCAGGATTAGGATGAGTGTGTTGAGCTTCTTTATCAAAGTCAAAGCGAGGCATATCCAATGCTAAGGATTCTTTAAATTCTGGAGTAATAGCAGTATTTAACATTGGCATTGACTGTTCATTGATTTGAACTATATCATTAAAAGTCGTACCATTCAACACTGCTTGCTTAATTAGATGTGTGAGGGTATCATATGTTTTAGCAAACTGGACAGAAGCTTCATCAGCTGCGTTCTTTAAGAAGATGTGAGTACCTTTGAGCTCAGCACTCATTTTTCTTGCTTCAGCACCTCTGATTTTGTCTCCATGAGACTCTTCGTGTGAGGCGGCTTTTGTCAAGTCGCCAAAAATCGCTGAGTCTGTTAATGAAGGGAGTTCTTCCTGAGTAGGAACTGGAGGCGCATCATAATCAGATAAATTGGTATTTAACACCTTGGCCTCTTTTTCTATTTCAGAAAAAACTTCTTTTGTGTTTGCTAATGGGAACTCAACATACTTATCTTCTGCTGTTTTTAGCAAAGATAAATACGTCTCATTATTGGCAGCTTCTACCACACGATCAACTTGATTTTTAGTTAACCCATTGGCAGAAGCTAACTTAACGATGGTGTCATTAAGTGGTGTATCGTTTCGCACATAATCTTCGGAGGCTTGTTTTCCGAAATTATTGACGTCGTAAACTGTTATCATCATGTTAAATATAACCTTTCAAATTTTTTTGTCAAGTAAATTTTTATATTACTTAAGGTTACGAGCCTAATAAATTATACATTCAGGCCGCCGGCAGACATTAACTCTGCTGTTACCGAAGCAAAAATTGTGGCATGAACAAAGTCATCTGGGCCAATATTGATGAACTTCATCTTGTTCATAGTCTCGTCAAATTCATTCTGAACATTCATCATATCATCAACGAATGTTTCAAACTTTGTTGAGTGTGGGAATACATACTCACCCTTCTTTACTCTTTGGAAGAACTCATTCATAATTACATTCTTACTGGTCGTATAAGCGGGCATCTTGTTATTCCATAAGAGTTTCTGCTTCTGATTTGCCATGTGCTGGAACGGGATAACTTTCTCATACCCCAGACGCTTACGGAATTCGCTGTTTGGAGCCTCGCCCATGCCATAGTCAGATGCTAATATCTTGCAATTCCACTTGGCAAATAATTTTGGAATATACTCATGTAAATATGAGTAATCAGCCTCTTTACCTACAAAACGTTTGGCAAACAAGACGTGATACTTGCCATACTTACGTTGCACAATTGATACCACTGTGTATGATTTGTCGCTATTTACAGGACCGTAATCAATGCCCATAACTGTCGGGAATGTTTTGACTTGACCACCTTGTGGCGGGTCTAATTGATCTGGCTCATCCCCAAGCATCTTAGGTCCAGTACAACATACCATAGCCTCGTCTTTAGTAATGGGAGATACACCATCATCATAAGGTAATCCAAGAGTCTCATTATAGAAGATCGCGCGCGAAACATTTTTGCGCTTCTCAATAACATCTCTGTCCCAGTCAACCCAAGGAGCATTAGCAAAGTTTAGAATACAAACTCGGAAACCCTCTACTTTAGCGTCTTTAGGTCCAGTTGAAATCCACTGTCCATTACGTACATCAAGGGCTTGTCCACACTTTTTACAAATTACACCGTAGTCGCCAATGTTGTCTTCGTCTAAACGATTCCAAGCTCCACAATGTGTGCAGTGTGGCATAAACTCGTTCTGAGTTGAACGATCCCACACCGATGCCAGTGTGCCCACTGTCCGCTTAGGTGTACCAGTGTATAATGTGCGCTTAACCATTGAACGTGACATAGTTTCCTGAACAACCGGAATAACATCCGCTAGAAGATCTTGTGCTTCGTCAAAATAGTTGACATCTGCAGAGTATCCTCTTAGACGGTCAGCAGATAATAATGCATATCGCATATAAATCTTAGACCCATTAGTAAACTGCTTCATAAACACGTTCTGCACTAAGGCAGAGTTAGTATAGAAGTTCTTAATTAATGGGCTTGTTTCAACAACAGGAGCAACACGATCATGACTAAAGACTTTAGTCTGGTCAACTGTAGGCGCGACATAAAGAGACTTAAAGTGGCCCCTCATAATACTATCAGAAAGCATCAAATTAGCAAGAGTAGTACTTTTTGCCGTCTGTCGACTAAAGTGCATAACCATGTCGGATGCACCACAATTATAGATCGCGCGCATATGGGGATAGTCATCTAGTGAAAAAGGTCGGCCATTAAGGTACAGAAACTTTTCAGCAAACTGAGCCTTAGTTACCTTTAGTATCTTTTTCTTTGATGGTGCTATGATGCTGGGCATTTTAGCGCATTCTACCTATAAATTCACTTAGAGTGAGATTAGGCTCTGTTCGGGTTTGAGAAGCATACCAATCTGCAAGAATTTCTTTTCTTACATTTTTAGGAGTGCTTGTTAAAGGTCGTAAATGGTGTGCTTGTCTACGTTTATGACCCT